CCCATCATAAAGATTTTATTTCTTTCTTTGCTTCTTTCATACGTTCTTCCCATTTTAGGTTGAACAATACACAACAACCACATGACAAAAGTTTAAATTTTTTACCTTTAAGTTTTGCGTTGGCACCTGCTGTGCCATGATATATGCTTTTCATAAACTTCCTTATGGTGGACCTGGCGGGATTCGAACCCGCGTCTTGAATCCTTTTCAATCTACTTCATACAACAATAACTCTTATTTAGTATAGTTTACTTGTTTGCTAAAGGATTGTCAATAGCTTTCTGTATCTTTTGGTCAATCTCTTTCTTCAATTGTTCCACTTCCTTGCCAATCTCTCTACGTGCCTGTGCCATTTCAGTACGCACTGCTGCTGCTTCTGCACGAGCTTTGTCTAGGTCTTCTCTAACACCCTTACGCATATCACGCATCTCACCTTCTGATTCACGTTGGGCTGTTTTAACACTGCGTTCAACTTGTTCAGTAACTGTTTCGTTACGACGGATATCAGTCTTAAGATCATTCTTAATATCACGAGTGTAATCAGCAGTCTTACCAGATGTTTCTTCAATCACTGCTAGACGCTTATCAAATCCTGATAAGTCTGGTGCCGAGTATTCAGATATCTTCTTCTTCATACCTTGATAGTCTTTGTAAACTTCAAATGCACCATACAGTCCACCCAACAAGGATGATACTAGTGTGAACGCAACCATTAGTTTAGCAGGAGTAAATTCATATCCTCCAATACTAATGACTGTATCCTTACTGGCATATTTTTTTGCTGCTGCTTCCATATCGTCAATCTTAGCATTAACGTCTTTAATTTCTTCTGTCATTTTATTCTTCCTTTTTTTCTATTTTTTCTATTTTTTCTATTTTTGGCGGATCTATTATAGTATCCACTTGTTTAGTGACCTTGCTGGCAGTCCAGCCTCCCAGGGCAATAAAGAATCCTAACGCAAATGCCGATGCTCCCATTTTATTCTCCTATCTTAAATTGTTGATCCACCATCGCTCGGTGTAATCTATCGCTACCTAACTGTCGTAATGCGCGGGCATTGTCTACAGTAGTTTGATTGCTATATATGTCTTTTGGTGCATAAAATCCTGCATCCTTAATTACAAATGAATACAGTTCATATCCTTTTGGTTGTACTGCCATTGCTGCAATACTAACTCCACCTGCTAGATCATTTTGCTGCACACTTTTGTTCACTGCATCAGTTTTCATTTCACTTTGGAATGATTCAATTGTTGGCTTGAATTCATTTACTTCATTCACTACATTGCCTCTAGTAGATATACTAGCAGACGCTACAACTGGAATTTCATTCTGTGCAGAACTTGACTGATTGTTATTAAACAGGGTAGGACTCTTTGGCAATATCATAGGCAATCCTAAATTAACAACTGGTTGTGTTTCTTGTACAACGGGCGGAATGTACACCTGCAGTAACGATTGCGTCACTGGTTGATAAGATTGAAACATTGATAACTGCTGAGTGTTGCTCTGAGAATTAAGTTGTTTTGATTGCTGTGAAGATGCTTGTGGTGCTATCAATCCGCCTAATTGCGAACTAGATTGAGAGTTAGCTGAACCACTAGTCTGCACACTAGACGCACTCATTGCATTTAGTGTGTCTACTGTTGCCATAGCTTGCTCTTGTGCTTTGCTAGAACTTATTGCTATTTGCTGATTAGCATTTTGAACTGCTTTAGTTTGCACGGCTTTATCGGCAGCTTGAATTTGTTTTACAGCATTCATAACGGTAACGCTAGGTCCAGCTTTGTTTGATTCTGATTTTACTGGATCAGTTGTAGTTGCAGTGACAGACGCAGTTGGTGTAGAAGATGCAGCAACTGATGCAACTACATCTCGTAGTGCTTGCGGTATATTATCGGGCGCAGCAATTTCACCAGTTGTTGATAACTGTACTCCACCTACACTAACTGCGGTAGTAGGAGCTGAACTTGAATCAACCGTTGCAATCGTAGTTCCTGATGCAATAGTATACACGACCGCAGCAGCAGGTGCTTTAACAACCGGTACAATCGGATCAGCTATCTTGACTCCATTAAAAGACACACCAAGGTTACCGACAGCTACATTATTTCCATTGTAATATTGATAGAATTGACCTTTACTTAGATCGCCAGTAAAGCCCATAGTAACTGTTGCATTACTTATCACAGACGCACCCCATCGCATATCAACTGCGCCCGCACTATCTAGTTTCACCTCAAAACTGCTTTTGTTATTGCCATTACCATACTGGCTAGTTCCGTACCACCCGTATGTAATAGAATCAGCAGAACTAAGGTAAAATGTATTTCTACCTGTTTGCCCAATCAAATCAGTCCATAACGGCATGACTGCATAGTTATAACGACTGCTAGTATTATTGTTTAACACTTCGCCTGAGCAACAGAAATTTCCTGTAGTCCCCGGATCTTGGAAACTAACAACTCCGTTACTGTGCATCCAAGATGTACCGAATGTCTTACCAAAATAAGAAAATTGAAATTGTAGTGGAACAGTGGTAGTTCCATCATCACCTAAGTTAACCTGTGTAGCAGAAGCATTATTATTAAGATATTGCAATGCCGGTGTACTAGCTCCGGTGGTGACGTTGACAGATAAACCGTTCCCAATTGGAACGGTGACTACATCTGCTTTAGAATAATTTGAAAACAGCAGCGCCAAGCAAAGCGCCCAAGCCGATTTTCTTAGCAGTGTCATCATCTTTTGCCTCATCTATTTTAGGTAACTTTTCTGGGTTAGCTTCCCATTGTGTTTTAGCTGCTTCACCAATTTTGCCTTCGTACGGGCAAGGGGTACCAGCCGCTAGCATAGCGTCAAATACTCTACGGTCTTGACACATAGTAGCAACTGCTGCTACCTTCATGCCCATGTCGTATAAGGTCTTAGATAATTTTAGTCGTTCGCAATTCATATCACGCACTGTACCACCAGTTGAAACACCAAAGATTTGTGTTTGTACACTTCCACTTGTGCCTGTGGTGCATAGGTCAGCATTGCCACCACTCATCATTGCAGGCGCAACTGCTGTTGGCGGTGGCTGAATGATTTTTTGTGTAATAGTAGACTCGTTAATATTACGGTTGGTCATGTCGCCACTGTTGACATTGTTATTTGTCATGTTACCAGTGTTCACGTTATTATTCGTATTTGCGTTGGTCGTTGCAGCAGTAGTGGCCGTAACATTGTTATTGTTATTAGTCATTGTACCGCTGTTAATATTGTTGTTAGTATTTGAAGTAGTAGCCGTTGACGAATTAACATTGTTATTAGTCATTGATCCACTATTAACATTATTGTTAGTGTATGTCATTGACCCGCTGTTAACGTTGTTGTTTGTGTTGACATTGGTACTAGCATTAACGTTGTTGCTATTACTAGTAGTTGTGCCAGTGTTAACGTTGTTATTGTTGTACGTCATACTACCGCTATTAACATTGGTATTAACGTTGTTGTTATTACTAGTAGTTGTGCCAGTGTTAACATTGTTATTGTTGTACGTCATACTACCGCTATTAACGTTGTTATTGTTGTTAGTCATTGAACCTGTACTAACGTTATTATTGTTGTTAGTATTAGTACTAGTGCTACCAACTGTCGTTTGATTGATGTTGGTCACTGTACCCGAGTTAACGTTGTTGGTGTTAACCGTGCTGGTACTAGTGCTATTAGTATCAACTAGGGTTTTTGAATCGTATGTTGTCTGAGCTTGGGTGGTTATTGCCATAGCCATGACGGCGCTGACAATGAGAATTCTTTTCATTTTTATTATCATCCTCTGTTGTACTACTATTTATCTATAGTACTACAAATTTATCAGATGATGATAATATTATGGATATAGTTTATCGTAGTGGCAGCGCAGCCATGCCCAGTCATAACTAAGTCGTAGCTTTTCTAATTCGCCGTTAACAGATTCATAGTAGCGACAAGCATCTAGTGCTGCATCCATACTAACATTTCCAAAATCACCGTCACCTAAGTTTAACCATGAACTTAATCTGAACTTAGCTTCTAAGTCATCGTTCTTTTCAGTATATGCCTTTAGTTTCAAAGTTTCACGGAAACTAGTACGCCATGTGTCCCACGCACTAGTATTATACATACCTATACCACTGTTTAGCTTGATAACTTCATGTTCCCCATCCATAGTAAAGTCTAAACCTTTAGCTATAGTGTTAAGCGTAATGTTCTTATTATTAGCAACTATAGCTTGATGTCCGTACTCTAAGTGGTTAACCGGGTTAGTTGCAGTAAATATATAGTGCTTGGGAATCTGTAGTCTGTCTGGTTGCCAATCAAAATCAAACTTAGCATTAACCTTAAGTTTAGCATTGACCAAGAAGTACCAAGGCGTATTGCTCGCGTTAGCTGCTGCATGTTGACTTGCCACGCGACCGTTTATACCATCTACTCTGATAACTCTATTCGCTAAATCACCTGTCATAAACAAAAGGTGCTCGTAGTTTTCATCAGCATTAGCTTCGCCGTTACTAAAGAATACAATGTCAAGTGGGTTACTATAAACTAGCTTGTCTACACGCTTGATATACGGGTAATCATAAAGTTCTTTCTTCACGTAGTTTTTAGCTTCTTTTGGTACAGTAATATATGTTCCGCCGGTACTATGAACAGTTATGTTCTTAGTTTCAGGAGTCCACAAACTCATGGGTTCATCGTTTGTTACTCTTATTTCTTTGTTGTCTGCCGAGAGAATCGTAGCATAAGGCCAATTAAAATCAAAATCAGTAATAGAGACATGAGTATCCTTTTCATTTATAAAAATAGGTGCGGGCAATCGTTTTGCCCGTTGATGCTGGTTGTAATTAATTTTCACATAGTCTTCAAGCACAACCATACCATCAATCAATGTTCGCAATTTGTTCACGTCAATTAAGAATGTGTCCCCGAACTTTTGCTTATCGCTAGGGAACACGTGCAATTGATCCTTAGCGTAAGGGTCACACATATAAGTAAAGTCAAACTGAAAGTATTCACAGATGGTACTGACAACCCAAACATAATGTTCCTTCTTAACTGGTAATGACTTTACTATTGTTTTCAGCGTGTCCAAATAGCTAGTATCGTACTTAACAATCAATCTTCCCTCATGGGTGATATCACTGAGGTCTGTGTCAGACAGATTACTATGGTCGATGTAGACGATATCGTATAACACTTCAACTGCTTGTGCTCTCTTAGTCTTAACAAAGTTCAATATGTTCAAATGTTCAATGACCTTCACATACTTTGTAGATTCTTCAAACGTGTCCTTGTTCACTAGGTAAGTATTTCCCCAATGACTCCATTGAGTTCCAAACACATGAACCATATCCATCTGCCACGGGCTAGGATAGAAGTCAAACATAAACCCACCGTATTCAAGTTCACTGTTTACTACCCAGAATAGTTTAGACTCACTCTTGTTGCAACAACGTTGGATAGTTTCTACCCAGCTATTTAAATAGCGAGTCTTTTGTAGTTGAGGATAACGTATTTTCAGTGCGTCATATCTATCACCGCCGTTACCCCGATCAATGTAGAACATGCTTAAATTAGTTTCAATAGCCACTGTTTGATCTACTACATAGTTTATTTCACGGTGACCTAGTTTGTACATAGGTCCGTTGATATAGTATGTCTGTGTATTCTTACTGAACTCATTACCAAACGTGTTGATATGGCGGAAGTTCTCGTTAGTGGGTCTCCAACTAAAATCAAACTTATCATAAGTCAAGTCGGGGTTCAATACCCAGAAGACTTCATCTGGGTGTTCATTAATCAGTTCTTCTAGTGTCGTTTTAATAGAGTAACGATTGACAATTCCCTCACGATTACTATCTTCATACTCCATCAACACTACTTCAGTCGCAGCTGGTTGAGTATATCTAGGGCCGTTGTTCACCCATTGATAAATTTGAGGTTGACTATGTGGATTGGGTCTCCAACTGAAATCAAATGTCTGTAAGTCTTCACTGTTGTTCACTGTCCACAATGACATATCAATCTTAGGTAGAGCAACAGGATAATCCATGTACTTTTTGATAGTAGCCCCCGGTACAACATACTCAAGGGTAGGTTCTGTCTTACTATCATTCCATTTGTTACCAAACACATACACAAGAGGTGGCTCATGTAAATTAGGATCGGGTCTCCATCTAAAGTCAAAACTATTCTTGTCTACTGCTATTAACTCATTCCATCTATCCCATTCAGGTGCTAAGTCAGCAATGCCCATGTACTTCTTTTCAGTTGCTCCTGGGACGATATACTCAATTGTTGTTTTCTGTTCTGCTGAATGAAACTTGTTACCCCATACGTAAATATACGGAGGCTCATGTAAGTTAGGATCAGGTCTCCAGCTAAAGTCAAAAGTTGTTCTATCTACTAGTAGATGTTCAGTCCATCTATCCCATTCAGGTGCTAAGTCTACTGTACCCATGTACTTTACTTCTGTAGCTCCAGGAACTAGGTACTGTATAGTAGGCTTGACTTCTGCCGGGTCATATATGTTGCCCCATACGTAAACGTAAGGTGGCTCATGTAAGTTAGGATCAGGTCTCCAACTCATATCAAACGTAGTTTTGTCTACTTTGATAAACTCGTTCCATCTATCCCATTCAGGCTCTAAGTCTACGATGCCCATATACTTCTTTTCAGTAGCGCCGGGGACTTTATATTCTACTGTTGGTTTAATTTCTGCTGCATCGTATTTGTTACCCCATACATAGATATAAGGAGGACTAGTTGGATCAGGTCTCCAAGTAAAATCAAACGTAGCTTTGTCTACTTTAATTGATTCAGTCCATCTATCCCATTGAGGAAAAACTTGTACATTGCCCATGTACTTTCTATCGGTTGCGGTTTTAACATGATACTCTAGCGTCGGTTCAACCTCAGCCGGTACATGCTTATTACCCCAAGTGTAGATGTAGGGCGACTCATTAGGGTCAGGTCTCCACAATACATCAATGCTTGACATATCAATCGGTGATAAGAACTTCCAAGATTGATTCTTTAGTTTGATTGGGGAAACGTCAGTACGATAGATAAATGTATCTACGTCTAGTTCAGTGCAAAGCCAAGTTCCACTATCTTTGTCAAACTCACTAGGCCACACATTGTTGAAATCACTTGTCCATGCATCTTCGTCGGGCAAGAACTCAAAATCCCAATCCCAATCAAAATTTTGATAATCACTGCATTCAGTAATTACCCAGAAATGCTCTGTAGTGGATAATGACCTAGCGTGTGCTAAGTCAGTTGCATGTTGCTCTCTCGGGTGTGCGTGTGGCTTGTTGCCGAAGTAAAATACATCTCTTAACATGCATATACTTATGTCAGTATTTGCCCCATTGAATCTTTAGCCATAACCTCTCAATGAGATATTGAACTATCGCTAATACAATGTGAATTGCTACCGCTTCACCTAACCCTGTCCATAGTGCAGTGATTAGTAATGCAACTATTCTATATGAAATTGTCCTAGCAATAGTACGTGCATGAATTTCAGTCACGATAAAACCTTGACCCCATACAATTGTTCAAATCTGTCTGCATCTGCCCGATCATTAACCATTGGTTCACCCCTAACATTCAAGCTAGTGTTAAGCAGCATAGGGCATCCTGTCAAGACGAACCACTTTTCAAGGAGTTCTCTAATTCCGCTTCCATCTTTTGGGACAGTTTGGACACGACTAGTCCCATCATGATGCACGATAGCAGGAAATAAGTCAGGATGCCTACAAGTACTGATGACTTGCATATACCTACTATTATCCCAGCCATCAGGCATGCTGAAATAATTATCAGCATACTCTTCCAGAATGACCGGCGCAAATGGTCTGAATTTTTGTCTACGTTTGATTTCATTTACTTTATCCTTAATTTCACTACCTCTAGGGTCTGCAAGGAGACTTCTGTTTCCCAATGCTCTCGGGCCGAACTCTGCGCGACCTGATGCGACACCAACGATGCGGTCAGTAAGTAACACATCAAGTAAACTATTAACAGGATAGTTCCCAACAATGTCATGCCCAAGATAAGCATCATTCCAATTAACTTTATACTTGTACCCAAGACATGCTGCACCGAGACTAGAGCCTGCATCGCCCGGATTTGGCATGATCCAAATGTTATCATAGTAATTTCCTAGTAATCTATTAGCTAAACAGTTTAGTGTTACACCGCCACCATATACAAGATTCTTACTCTTGCCTAACATACGGGCCTTACTAATGACATGCTGGATCAAATGCTCTGTAACAATTTGTGTACTAGTAGCAATATCCATGTTGTTTGCACCCTCTAAGAAGTTGTCGGGTACTCCTATGTGCAAGTTTTTATCGAATCGTAACTCTCTTGCTGATGCAACAAGAGTGTCATAGATTTCACCCGAGTGACGTGACTGGCCATATGCTGCCATACCCATTAAAATATATTCTTCATCTAGTGGGCGTAGTCCCACTCTAGCAGTCATTGCACTATAGAATAGTCCTATACTGTCAGGATAAGTTTGTCCCCATACCTTTTTATATTCAGCACGTCCGGTGTCCTCATCATATGAAGCATCCCATATACTGATAGTGTCAAACTCTCCAATGGCATCAATGATAACAACAGTAGCGTCATCAAAGGGACTGGTTTGAAAGCCAGCAGCAGCATGACTTAAATGATGATTATGAGTATGAACAGTCTTGTTACCTAACTGATATTTAATAGTACTTCTACCGATAACATTTTTGACTGATATGTTTGCAATGCAAGTGGGTTCTCCTGCACGTAGTTGACGTAAGTACTTGAGCCAAGGTCTTTCATAGTAATGAACTTCATAGTCATCACTATCCATATATGATTTTGCATCAGTGATTAGAGGCAAACATAAGTGCGAGTCATGTTTAAAGTTACTGTACCGTTCACTATGCCCTGCAAATATAATTTCCCCGTAACTATTCACGACACTGATGGCAGCATCATGGAACCCAGAGCTAATCCCTATGTAATTCATTTGTAGATGAATGGATCTTTTTTACGCATTTCTTTTAGGCGTTTTCGATACTTGTACTCACGCATGAGATTCTTGAAGAAGTTAATTACGAACATTTTTTAGATAATTCCTTAGATTGAGTAGAGTCTGTTCAGCTTGCTTAACAGTCCCATTAGTAATAGTATGTATGCTCATTCGATCCTTAGCATAAGATTTAAATTGAGTTGAATTCATAGCAGAGTTAACCCGTGCGTTCAATATAGCGATTTCACTATCAGGAACATCACTCTTAACGTGCAACATGATTTTAGTCATTAGTGGGTCGATTTCAGTATATTTATTGCGTAAATTTACCGACTCATTTCTAGAAGCTCCAGCCATAATATGTGCTATTTCTTTAGCCTTAGCAGTATCAATTAACTGATTCAGTGATCCACCATCTACATACACATCAATCGCACCTTCTCTCAGTGCCGCAACCGCATCTGATGGTTTTCGAAAGACCACAACTTCGTAGTTGCTGTTAGTTTTATCTAGAATATAAGTAAATGCAGCAGCGGTGTTGGTTGTGGGGGCTCCGACTAGTATACTCTTACCCGTTCTTTTGCTATTGCTTATTAATTCTTCGACCGAGCCAGCGCCTGTAACAGGAGCTAGAATCAAGAACGTACTAGAGAACAAATTGATTACAGGTTTAAGGGTGTCAGTAGCAGGGCTGATAGTAGGATTTTTAAATTGATTCAATCCACCCACACTAGTACCAGCACATAGAATGCTAGGCTCAGTTAACGTAATGAAATGCTTATGCGCAACCATATGGTCGGCACCTGCCATATTAGTAATCACTGTATTTGTGTTATTCAGTTGATCATATATTTCAAATATCTTTCTGCAAGTAGTATCTACTATTGAGCCGGCGCCCAATGACACGATGACATTTATGTTTTTGGTATATTGATCTGCGTTGCAGTTAAATGACAGTATAGCTAAGATTAGTATTAGAATTTTCATAGTTTGTAAAATTTACTCGACAGTGATTTATAGCCATGTCCTCTAGTATCTTTGTTATAGAACTTAGTATCAATATGGCTGCTGATATACTGTAATGCGTATTCATAGTTCTTAACTAGATTTTCGTCAGTCTCGCTAAAGAACCATTTGTTTAGAATCGGGCCTGCTGTTGGTACCGGTGGTTTATTAGTTTGAAACTTAGGAGCATACTTAGGATCATAAATTATATGCTGCATCAATGCCCTAAATATACCCACTTCATGCTCGTGCGTCTTTGTGAATACACTTCTGTACAAATCATTAGCAATACAGGCTTTCTTAATCTCTTGTGCTTGCTTAACTACGATCTCGGGTAAATCAGGAGTCCAGTAAAAGAATTCAGTAGCTGAGTTAATAAACAAGTCACTCATTGTGCTATCCATAGGATGCATATGATAAGCGGATTGATCTAAGAAGAACGAATAATAATCTATGCCATCAAAGTATACTAATGGTTTATCTATTCCTAATAATTGACAGCTAATCTTGCCTTTCTCTGCTACTTCTAATATTTCGTTTGTCTTATATTGAGCCATTGCTCTAGCAATTACTCCTAAGTTACTACTAGCGTTAGGTAGTAGTTTCTCAGTCCAATTGTCCTTAGCAAATAATTCAGTAGTTGAAGTTGACATATCTTGAATTGTGATTTTGATTCCATCTATCTTGCTGCCCAAACTCTTTAGGTATGGTATCGTTTGATAATCAATCTCGGCCCAGTAATTACTCCAATCAGTATCATTTTCTTTAGTGCGCTTACGTTCTGGTTCTGGTACTTGAATTACAATATGATCTAATTTTATATCGTTATCTAAGAAACTATGAAGGACGTTCATGCTATCTTGTCCTCCACTAAAGTGCAACACGATATAGTCATACTTGTCCCGTAATTGTTGCGCTCTCATTCTATATAATTGCGGCAGGGGCACCTCGATTGGGATAGTCCAGTCGATAGTAGAATATACACTATCGTTGAACACCCATCTAACTTCAAAGCTATTCTTAGTGGCGTAAGTTACGGCTTCGGTCTTATTGTAGAATTTCTTCCAACCTACTAAATAATAACCACGCTTGTCAAGGTCTAGTGTTACCATAATGAATTACTTTGATTTGGTTGTTGTCAGTTGTGTATCTACGCCATGGATCGACTACGGTGCTTCCAGAAACAATTTCACAATATAGCTTCTGTGCTTTTTCAACATCAGCATAATCATACGTTAATTCTGCGCAGTGTGCTAGCAATACCACTCCTTTGATATGGGTAGTGACAGTTTCTTCAGTCAATGGATCAACATAAAATACCCCATGCCCCATTTCTTCTACATAATGTCCCACTAGTGTACTGTAGCTTCCATCCGTGTAAGAGACATTAGGCTTGTATGCTTTACCATGTATGAAGATATGCATTCCGGTACTATTTGCCTCGTCAACTAAGCATTGTGCAAGATTCTTAGCTTGTATCTCACGTGCTTGCATGATAGAGCCGAACAAGTCATAACCCAAGTCTAATTGTTCTGCCATGTAACGTAGTGCAATGTTATCACGTGGATGACAAGCTCCTGCATCGCCCATGCCTGCTGTCATGTACTTAGGTCCCATGATACGCATTGTACTGTCTGCTAATGCTTTGGTTACTACGTCTACGTTGATATTACCTTGCTTCACTGCAACGTCTTGGATCATGTTGACCAATCCAATCTTAGCACTGATGAAAGTATTGTAGAACACTTTGATACATTCACACTCGTCCCATGTACCTACTACATAGCGAGGTTCGTTCTGCATCATAGTCTTATAGAAGTTGATTAGTAGTTGTGCATCACCCGTTTCACTACCATCTTCTGTACCGATCATAACCATCTCGGGGTTTACAAAGTCCCATGCTACACTGCCCATTGCAATTAAGTATGGATTGTAGATAAAGCGAGTATTAGGAATCAAATTAACAAATTGATTGCGAGTAGTGCCAGGTAGTACGGTAGAGATAAGAACCAACAATTGATTCTTGTTCATATACTTGTTTGCTTCTACTAAGCATTCTTTTACAATGTCATAGTTAAAGTCCTTTGTAGCTAAGTGGGCACTAGGTGTAGAACCATCATACTCTTTACTGTGCGGGGTAGGTACTGCAATGAATACAATGTCTTTGTCTTTTACTGCTAATTCTATACTAAAAACGACATTCACATTGTCACTGATCACCGGTTGTACATCATATCCGTCTACGACATGTTGCTTTGCCATAACTTCTGCGCAGGCCAGGCCTAGTTTTCCTATTCCAATAAATCCGATGTTCATAAATATTTCCTCTTACTGTATTTAAAAGGATTACTCTCCCCCGAATTTAATTTACAGTCTAGGTGGCCAGGGCGCTTGATAAACTAAGTCATCCTGAGACTTGGCCTTCATTACCACATCGTCATGAAATTCCATAAAATCAATCGTTTTCTGAGACCAGGTAAGGTTCGGGAATACTTTATTAACAAAGTTAAAATGCGCCTTAGGTGCCGGATGATAGTCGTGAGTTTGACCGCCCGGAATATTATGTCTGATTGGGAGTGACCCCCATTTACTATCGCACCCGATCGTAAGTAGATCATTCTTTAACAAGTCAATGACAGGCTTGTATAGATCAAGGACATCTTGGTACTCGCCTTCTAATTTATTAGTGGTGTCACGTATCACTGCTTCTAATGGTTGCATTGACAACATATGATATGTTGCTTTAGTAGTTTGTAGTAAACAGTCTGACATTGAAATCAATGCCAAGTCTCTAATTAATTGTCCACGGTTGTCTACATACTTCATCAGAAAGTCTTTGTCATAGAAATTTTGATAATAGATATTCCCATGACAATGCCATTGGTTTTCTACGTAACGATCCTCTCTAGTGATAGTACTCCACATAACCATAACTAGATCATCTTCGTTAAACTTATACCGCATATTAGATTCAGCTATTTGATTGCTAATAAAGATATTTCCTGCGCCGCTTTGAGCACAGTTAATATACGTAGGGATCTCTTGTCCTATCATATCAGCCCAAGTAGGCCATTGATAGCGAGTCATACTGCATCCAAATGCAAAGAATCTTTTGTATTTTGTAAAATCAATCATGTTGTATCCTGTCAATTATTTTAGGTTTCAAATCTTTTAACCAATCGGTGTTCAGTAAATGCTGATAGTTATGTTGCAGTACCGATTCCATATGAGGATAGAGATGTTCCCACTCAGCCTTTGGTTTAATGCTCAACTGCAATAAGAGTTTGCAAATAGCTTCTAATCTAGCAGTAGGTTCTTCTATGTCATCGTAGCTTTCGTCCCACCAATTACTAAATGTCTTAAACCCCTGTGCTTTCAATTCACGGAGACTACCTTTTGCTCCTACTATAATAAAAGGATGCAATGCTCTCATGGGTTTATATATCTTCTCACTAAAGAATATTGCCTGATCAGGGTATTCATAATAGAAGGTTTCAGTGATGACGCTAACCCATGTATTTAGATATACATCTACGTATAGATTCTGTGCTTTATTGACCTGAAACTGAATGGTGTCAAGGATCAATGGCAATTTCTGATTAGTCTTAATAACATTGGCATGCTCGAATGCAGGATGAGGGGCAAATTCATTGATAACTATATCATTTTTAAAATGATTGGGATAGAAATCATGGCTCACTTTGTTATCGTCTACTAATCCATAGTAATTAAGCATGGCTACAAATGCAACTCTGTGCTCTCTAACTACTCTATTCAAGCAATTGAATAATTGCACCTCATTATCTCTTTTATGTTCTATATGCTTAATGAAGGGTATAGTGATCGGGCCTGGTAAAAAGAAATGATCCTGAGCGCAAGCTGATGCAAAGAAGTTAGCCTCAACTATAATCATTTTAGAAGTAATATTATTATCACTGCACCATTTATCATATAACCGGCTCTCACTTAAATTGCAGGTTGTAATTACAAACTGTTCTGCTAGTAGATCGTGTTCCATAAATGCTTTATGAAATGCCTCATAGTAATTAAACCATTTGTCAATTAATGGATTAGCTTCCATAGATTGATCGAAATGAACTAGTGCTGTGCGATTGCGTAATTTTTCTCGTAGGGCTTCGGGTAACTTGTCAATTACGGTGGCATGATTCTTGCCAGGCAAATAACTATCGGGTTTGAACCCAGTCCACCAATCAGGACTTTGCCTAGTTCCTATCTGATGGAATATGAACCCTTCAATATTCTTATCCAATGCAGTTGATAGCGGCATAGATATAGGATCTTTAATACGAAACTTAATCCAGTCGCTACCCAAGTGAAATCTATCCCCTCGGGTATTGTACGCAGATATCGTAGTGGCTACATCACTATCAGACGTGCATATAATTTTACTTGTCATAGTTAGTAATTGCTCCGTTCCCGATCAGTCTAATTGGAATTGTTTTATCTATCTCAATAGTTTTTAACCAATCAGTAAAGATATCAGGAAATACATTGATATCTTTATTCCTACGTAAATCATATTGTTGGTAGAAACTCTTTAAATCATTATGTAAATATGATTTATCAGTTACAGCACGGCGGTGTGGAGTTTCAACTACTTCAATATAATCAATCAGTCGTTGAATCTGCGCATTCTCGCCCTCAGTTAAATGTACTCTATTGACAGTGAACCAATTTAATAGATTCGTTCTGCAATATTCTTTAATATGATCCGGCAATGCTATAGGGCTCATGAAACTAGGCCAGCGCAGGATATTTAAATCAACCATTGGTCTATTATGTCCATACTGTTTCTTTAGCAATATCATATCATCTAAAAAGTCAGTAATACTGAATAAGCATACGCTAGTAATGGTCATCATAATAGTTACACTACGAAACTTAGCATTCTCCATGAAATATATCAAATTATCACGCCATACTTGATAGTCCATACCGTCACGGATGTATTCAGCTTGCTCACCGTACGCTTCATTACTAGTATAGAGGTCGAACTCTTTGATATTCGCTTCCTTAGTGAACATAACCAAGTCTTCTAGTAATGAACGCTTCATACCTAGGTTACTATTCGTAGCAAAGCGTAAGTGTTTCAAGTCTTGCGTCTTGATCTCCTCACATAATTTCCAAAAATGATGGCTCATTGTAGGCTCACCACCAGTAACTCGTAGTTCCTCTAAGTCTTTACTCAGTTCAGGCCACCATTTAAAGAATGCCTCAGTATAGGGGTTACCTTCGTTGAACTTGCCGTAGGGTTCTGTCCATGATCCATCATTTTGATAAGCACCTGCACCATCACTCTTGAGGCCTTGATAGATTCCATTGTCTTTAATGTCCTTAGCCCATGTTGTACTGTACCCTGCATTGCAATAACTACATCCAAAGTTACACGTGCGGTCGAAACTAATCTCTAGTGTCTTTAAGTTGACATTATCCTGTGGGTCAGCTTTGGCTATGCGAATGATATCAGCTTCTTTGTAGGGCTTACTCTTATACACTCTATCACTGATGTTCTCACGTCCTATATCTTCGATCTTCCAGCAGTATTCACACTCGCTTGGACGCTCACCTGCTAGCATTTTAGTGCGTTGCTCTTTCTTATGAGCAGTATTATGAATAGCCGATGGGTTATCCTTCAATTCCTCTACGTTAATAGGATGAGGGATAGGCAAGTGACAGCTATGGGTATAGCCGTGACCTAGATGTATTGTAGCGTTGAGCCACTTCGCAGCACAGAAGCTGGGACTAACACTGTCTAATACTCGTTGACGCCACTGAAATAGTTCTTTACTCATTTTAATTCTTTAGCCATTCTATAAAATTCTTCCATCTCAGGGAAAGTACCTAAGAAGTCTGTACCCCTGCGCTTGTCATGTTCATCTACAAATGATACAAAGTCTTTGCGATTACGAATCAGTTCTAACTCAGGGATCTTTTCATCCCTGGCGACATAGTACAGTCGTTCCATTCTATTAATCTCGTGTTCGTAGAATCCATAACCACATGTAGGTGGCCACATCATGTGTTCTTTGTTGCGATACATAAACGTAACCTGATCTTGAATCTGAGGAAGATAGTCAGGAGTAAGAATGAACATACTTTGATGCCAAGGCCAACGCAAGTAAGGTGTATCAAGTGATACCGGGTTGCGTCTGTCAGCACCTGTGTTGTATGTGTTGCGTAAGTCTAGAATATCTTGCATGAATGGAGTGAAACTTGTCACACTCAATGCATTGTAAGTAGCCATCACAGTTAACTTACTCTGTGGAATATCACGCAATACATAGTTGCAGTTGTCTAACCATTTGTTGTAGTCTAGTCCGTTACGGATGTACTCGGCTTTTTTACCATGTGCCTCAGCAGAGGTATATAGCTTAAACTCTTTGATAAGTCCTTCACCCTGAATACGTTTCATCTTCTCTACAAACTTCTTTAATAACTCGTCAGGTACGCACAAGTTACTGTTGATATTCAGTTCAAGTTCTGGGTTAGGATGCTCAATGATATAGTCAAGCACTTGAAACGTATCTTTAGCTAGTAATGGCTCTCCACCTGTGATTCTAAATGTCTTTAGACTAGTATACAGTTGTGGCCACCACTTCCAGAATGATTCAACATACGGGTTGTAGTCTTTGTTTCTGATAGGAATCTTCTTAGCTTGACTAATGTTGTCTAAGTTATTGAAGTTAGTGCTCGTAGGATATGCTCCATAGCGTTCAATTTCTTCCATCCACTTGCTGCTAACGTCAGGGCTGCAATAGCTGCACTTGAAATTACACGTGCTACTAAATGCTACCTCTACATAACTAGGATCAACGTTGTCATCCCATTTCTTGCTAGCAATTTCTTCAATGAAGGGTGCTGCCCAAGGGTCTGCGCTCTTAGTGTATCTGTCACTGAATACATCGTTGTCCTTGTTGCTATCTTCTACTCTCCAGCAGTAGTCACATTCACTTGGACGACTACCTTCAAGCATCATCTTGCGTTGTTCTTTTTTAAAGTTAGTGTTGTGCAATGCTGACGGATTAATTGCAATCTCATCCAACGGGACTACGTGAGTCTTTGGGTGATGGCAACTATGAGTATGACCATTCTGCAAGTGAATCGTTACTTGCTTCCATTTAGCTGCACAGAAGCTATCACTGACTGCATCAACTTTTTGTTTAACATCTAAAAGATGCTTTTTATAATTACCGTCTAAGTCTGACATTACCAGCCCTCTATGTTTCTAATTACGTCCATCTCTCTAACGAGAGGACCCATGTTGTGTTTGTCAGTGTTATAGTGACGTTTAAAGAATTTACTTTGTTCTGCATTTAGTGTACAGATAGGCAATCCTAATTTGTCACCCAATGCTCCACCAAAGAATTCACTAGAGAATCTTGGATCTCTATCTTTGTATTCGTCCCATAGTTTTGCAAAGTTGTCAAACCATTGAACTTCTTGTGGATTCCAATCAGTAAGCATAGTCATGTATGTTCCTAGTCTAGCACCATACATTGCCCAGTCACCATTCTCTGCATCCATGCCCACGTTGTGCCAGATCGTCAAGTTGTTCATGTTCCTATTCGCAACACTATCTTTAAACTGTTCAACTGAAGGCTTTGCTCCGTTGACTAGACACATCTTGACACCTTCACGAAACCCTGCACGCCATGCTTGAAAACTTGTCATGTTGGGATAGGTAGTAGAGTAGCAATCATGCATTGACCAATACAAGTTGTCGCTACTGTCTAAACAAAAGTCTACTGTGTTGTTGTCATTGCCGTCGCTAGCTTCATGGGTCTTCATGTTCATTACATAAGATTTTGTCCATGAACTCATGCCACCGTTGCCATAACGTAATCCGTTAACGCTGTTGATAGCTTTCCAACGATACTGCGCTAGTTCATAGTTCTTGTCTTTGTCAGTGAAGTCTAACTGCATATTGAAGAAAGACTCATTGGGCATGTTGTCCCCGTCGATTAAGATAAATCGTTCAGTGTCGCTTGCCTCTGCAGCGGCTTTGTGTGCTGCATCACTACCCTTGACACCATCTACTCGTTGTGCCCAAGGCACCATGTTCTTAATCTTAACCCAGAATTCTTCCTTCTGCGGTTCATCATAGCTTAGGTAGATGCAATCTAAATCTGCTACATCAACTATATTTGTACTCATATCTTTTTAGGTCCCAATGTGTGATATTACCTTCGTAGTCATCCGATACTATTATCGAAACATCATCGCTTGCACACTTAGTTCCTGAATCAGACTTAGCTAGTAATGAAAGAAACACTTCAGGTACAAGTTTGACTAGCATGCCGTTCACTACAGTAAGATCAGGTCTGCATTCAGCAAACACTTGGGCATCAATTACAAGATAGTTACCCGGTAGCTTCTCACAGGTATAAGTTATTATACTACCTTTGTCATCATAATACAACCTAAACTCTACTGATTCGGGTGCTTTAACTTCCCAAAAGAGTTGTGATGTGTCATCGGTCATACTATTACCTCAACAAATTCTTTGACATAATAATGAAAGGGGTATCTTTGTACGATTGTGTTGACTTTCAGCACGTCAGCATGGAACTCAGTTACTAGTTCTTTAGTCCAATCTTCTGTTATCAATCCATTAATGTGTTGCTTCATATGCACCATGCTCATTTGAGTGAACGTGGGGAGCGTTGTCTGTTCTACGCCCATCAAGTGTGAAGCAATGGCGTATACCCAATCAGTAGACGCTGGTTCATTAATATCGCACTTTAAGATTTTCTTGTAGTCTTCCCAGTTTGTGAAGATGTCATTGACTAAGTTAAAGAATTGTTGAGCAATACTTGATTTCTTAAAGTAAGTGATAGCATTGTAGATGTTGGGCAATTCATTGTCAGTGATGAATTGACGATAAGCCATCACGTCTGATACTTCTCCTTTGAAGTTTCGTATAGTCGTACACAACACCAAGTCTCTATCCTGCAACACATCCCACCAGTAGCTTATGTCAGTAGGGATAAACATATCAGCTTCTAGTTTGATTGTATACTCGTAGGGGCTAGCATTGTATACCTGCCAATCGTTAGCAAAGCCGTCAAGTTTTAATGGTAACTCAGTAATGATAGTCACATTGGCGTCAGGCATCGCTTGCTTGATACTTTTAGATAATGCTTCTGCGCACTTTACGTAATCAGTTGTCTCAGTATTCTGAGCCATTATCACGAACCCTCTCATATCAACTCCATAAAGTTTTCTTTGTTCAACAGGTGAAAGTCAGTATCAGTTACAATGCTATACTCTTTTTTTATCTTACCTCGTTGCCAGTTATCATATATGACAGTATACATTGTATCTGAGTCTCGGTACACATGGGTGTTCTTTCCAACGTGTACTAAGTTCCACGGGATGTAATGACTACTATCGTCAGTCTGTCCACACACGATTCGTAGTGCAATGGTTAGTGCAAAGTCATTTCTAAAGTTGCCCACGGTCATGTGGTACAATGTTGTGTAATGACGATAGTTCTTTTGAATCATTTCCATGCATTCAAAAATCTGCTTAGTCTTTGCAGTCTTTTTAAAATAGATCACGGTAGCCCATAACGTAGGGTAAGACTGATCACTTATCATCTCTTGATAGTGATTTGGAATCATTAGAAAGCTAGTCCGATTGTGACACATGAAGTCATCGTATAATTCGAATGGTTTCAACAATGTATTGCTGTTGATTAGATAATCTGTATCTAGTAGTAATGTTTCGTCATATGGACTTAGATTGTACGCTTGGTATCTACCTTTGTTTATCCATACTTCATTCTGTGCATTGAGATTAGTTCTGTCAGCTTCAACTATGACAACATTGTCAAACTCGTAATCATACTTTGACATGTCAGTAGACGCATCGGTTATAACAGTTACCGGTAAATTTAAAAACTGATTCGCACGTTTAGCAGTAGCAATTGCCATTGCATAATAATCTACTTTGTCATTGTTAAATGCGAATAATAATACACCTTTGCTCATCGCTTCTTCTCTAGTGCTGCCCATTCAGTATGCCATTGATCCATAACATAGGTATAAGTTTTGTCTAGTTTGGTGAGTAACGCTGCCCTATTTACTTTGACAGGATTAGAATATGTATCTAACAAGACTACATGATCCATGGTGCTGATGGTTAAGAACGAGATTAGTTCTACTGTAGCTACCCATAAACCACCCTGATCGGCGACGGACAACTTACTTTCGTATTTGTCTTTTAGATATGCTTTTGCTGAGTTGTGATTGAAGCGAGCTTTTGCTTCGGTGATAAGTTGTTTAGTATCCATGAACACTCCTACGAGTATTTAGATGGATACTAACACATGCTTTATTTTACTGGCCAGTGACTGATCCAGCAATTGCCGGAGTTCCCCAAGTGTTTGTGATGTAAGTAGTTGACGGTGGCTTGACGGTTGCTGTTACCGCAGTACCAGCAGATGCTACCAATCCATTAGGTACTTCATCCCAAGTAGTAGTGATTGTAATAATTGATCCATTATCACCGTTACTTCCTTGAGCGCCATTTGTTTTAACGTTTACTGACAAAAAGTTCTGACTGTATGTGCCGCCACCTGGGATAGGATTAGTAAATGAGCCGCCAAACTGCTTGAACACTTCTTGGTTAGTAGTAGTTAGACCCCAGTAGCCAACGTTTGGTAATAAAGTAGTTACTGTTCCAGCTCCGCCGACTTTGGTTATACCATTATAATTAGTAGCAGCAATCGTAGCAGTGCCTGTATTAGGACTACTAACAACTATAGTACCACATGAAGTACCCAATGCGTTGAATAATCCATTAATGCCGCTTCCAGTAGGATGAGCAAAGGTTAGCGCAATCTGACCGCCGGCATTAAAGAAATATCGTGCCGCATCCCCCGACGCAAAAGTAACAGTTTGCGTAAATGTTATAGCATTGTACCAAGTGGTAGCATTGGTAACAGTACCTGTTATCGAAGAACCTTGTGCCGCTGCATTATTTTTACCAGCATACACGTTAGTAATGTTAACCGGTAACGCAGCATAATATACTACAGGACTACCTGTCGTAGGTGCAGTGATAGCAGTGATAGGGGTGCCCTGATGACTTGCAGTGTTAGCAACTGTAGAAATTATAGCAGCCCATTCAGTAGCAGTAACTTTTCCAGTAACAGTGATACTCGGTACTGCCGTTTGACCGTACCCACCCTTACTATTGCCAACAGACCACACTGAATTGATATTAGTTGATGCAGTACTAGTTGTACTACCTTTAATATCATCATTGAAGTCTTTGGCTTCTATTTTACCATATTTTGAATATGCCATTACGAATCCTTAGATAATAGTTACGACAGCTTCTACTTTGCCTACACCATCATCTAGTTTGTTTGCAAGTGCTCGTCCGATTGTATTGAAAGCAGTAATTTCGCCGGGCTGTGCAGCACGTGCCATTCCATTGCCTGCGCTTACAAGTCGTTCACCTTTTTTAACTGGGCCAGTTACTTTAACATTAACACGCCCACTCATAGCGATTGGTGGATGAGTTTTGTCATCCCCTGCAACACTGTTCATCATAAGAGCAGCAGTGTTACTTACTACACCAAATACTGTGTCAGATAGATCAGCTACTACCGCAGTGACTTCTTTTTCACCACCTAGTTCAACTACTGTTCCCGGCTCGTATTCGGCATCGGCTGCGAAGCGTTCGGCCAAGTCAGCATAAGTTGCTTGCAAACGAGCACCGACACCTAATGTCCAGATACCATTGATTGCGCCGCCGCCTGAAATGCTACTAGTAGTGATACCAGCAGGGGCAATGTTACCAGTAAACTGAGCTACGCTATTTGCTCCAGTCAAATAGTCACTTACATTTGAGCTATTGAATGTACCTGATGGGTTAAAGTTTGCACCGTTTGCGTACATATACTTGTCACACTTAATACCGTGTGTGCTAGCTGAAGGGAATGCAATGTTACCTGCTGTAACACTGAATGAATTACCACCAGTAGCATTATTACCCAATACAGTCCAACTACCAGTCAATGCACCTGAAGTAGTTTGACTACCGGTAGTGATTGTTTGAGTGTTTAAACTTGGAATAGATGCGCTAGTGATAGTTGCTATCGCAGCGGATAGTGTATCTGATACTGTCGCTAAACGAACTGTAATAGTGTCTCCGACAATTGCGTCAGATGCAATAAAATTAGTTGCAGATACGTTACCAGTAACGACTACGTTTCCTAGAGTAGTATTACCACCTGAATTCGTGCTAGCTAGTGTTAGCCAGCTTGAAATAGTAGTAAGGCCGTCTGTGGGGCAGACGTTTAATGTCCCTGCGGTAGTGTTATACCACAACTGACCTTTTAAGGGGTTTGCTGGTGGAGTATCATACGCAAAATTCTCTGTCAATCTGACAAAGTTAGTGTTTAAAGTTTGTCCGTACCCTGCGTAATTTCTACCAGGTAATCCTAGTGAAGTGCTAGTGGTGTTAATGGTTCCATCCTGAATTGTAGTCAGTGTCGTTCCATTACTTCTAATAATTGTATAAGCCATTCTATGTTGCTCCGCTTTATGTAATATTTATCTTAAACTGTGATTAAGTTGGTTAGACTTTGTATTCTAACGGTATAATCTATCTGGATTTGTCTGTTCAAACTCTTTTGAACCGGGTGAAAAATGACATGAGTTAGTAATTTGGTCAGTTCATTGCCTGCCTCATCACTTCCATAGTCTGCTAATAATCCAATTTCGTCAAAAACAAATGCGGATTCTAGCTGAGTTCCATTGTCGAACGCTAACTGGCCTGGAGGCTCGCCGTAATCTAGTAATGCCTCGATAACAATATCAGTATAAACCTTGCCAGTAGTGTGACTTACTAGCATTTTATTGCGGGTAGGATCAGTGTTTAAAACGCTGGTATCGTCAACAATCTTTGTATAAGTTTGGTTATACAAGCTAGCATTTTGACCGATAGTATTAGTAGGTAAATATGTGATAACTCCGGTTTCGTCAACGCTTGCGCCGCCGTTACCAAAAGCCATTTTGATGATACTTCCGTATCCTCGACTGCTCAATGTATCTGCAATAGCTACACTGATGTTTTCATAGTGGATGGCGTTATGTCCATCATAGAACACTTCCCCGCTATTAGGGTCGTATACTTTCAGAAAACCCTCAATTTGAATTGGAATCGTTACTTTTGACATTAATCGTCGCCTCGCATGTGTAATATAATCTCTTTTGTATTAGGATCAGTTATTTTCAGAACTGAGCTAAAAATAAACCCTCCCTGCTCGTCTGGAGTCGGACCAGGGGTAGTGTCTATAGTGTTTTCGTCTACATCAATGGGTTTATCGTTCATAATTTATTTATCTTTTAATTTATACCTAATTCTAAGAATTCTACAGGATACGAATTACTCAACTGGATAGGATCACCTCTGCTAGTATAGTTCTTAGTATTCCAACTCTTGAAGAAATATGAAGAATCTAGCGTCTTCGCAGCAGATATTCCATATACATAGCTGTAGGCCAAGTGGACAGATATAATACCAGTACCTTCTACCCCGCGTGTCAATCCTGACACCGTATTTGCTACATAATCCACAGTAGTAAATCTGATTCGCTCACCGTGTAAGTTCAGCATCTTGGTAGTAGAATCTACTATTTTTGATACATCATTGAAATGTATTATATCTTGTGACATATACAGTGCTTCAGTTAACCAAGTTCTATTTTTAACACTCATGTTGCTGATAGTTCCAAAACCTTGCTTGCTGATGGTTATACCGTAAGCTGTTGCGTTTGGAGTACCGCCGGAAACCATAGAAGTTGCAATAACTATATCCCCAGTAGCTACTGGTGCTAGCACGTTTAGACGTGATGTACCATTATCATCTACGATACTAACTTGATGTGAGTCAAGTCTTTTTCCATTAACAGTCACCCAAATTCTATTAGAATCTGTTGGTGTAAATGTGTAACTTGAGTTATCCAGTGCAATAGTAATGATAGTTGGAGTTAGCGCAATCAATGAGCTTGTCTTACAAACAAATCCACCGCTGATGTACATGTTGACGTTATTACTCAAGATAGGATCAGTTAATGCAGCATCATTGAACAGAACATATTGGTAGTATGTAATTGCGTCTATCACATAAGGGGATCCAACTTGTACATAATATGCACGACCGTTCAGTTGATCAGCCCCAATAATACCATTAACTTGCACGGTATCTGCATCAACTAACCCAAGATTAGTAGTCAGTACTAGAACCGCGCCTGCTTGAGTAGTGTCAATTGTATTGATTGCAGTTACCTCCATATTAGTTGATGAATCAGTAGTTAAGTACTGGCGCTGTGTATCATTAAACGTAGTGATAGCAACTATATTAGTTGCAACTATATTAGTTGCAACCAATGCCGCAGTAACAGTCAACGTCTTGGCAGAAGTATTAATAGAATACTGAGAACTCAATAGACGTAGACCATTCAATTCTACAATAGCATTAACATTGTTATTGCCACCTAACGAATTAGTTAAGGTGAACACATTACTGCTAGTATATACAAACACCTGTGTCTCTGGAATGCTATAACTATATTCATTTGCGTTGTATTCAGACAATGCAGTACCTAAAATTGCAAATGATAGATAGTCTACTGATAAGTCATATGTAGTACTAAACAGAACTTTCATGTAGTTAGCTACCGTAACAATTTGATAATCAGTGTTGTTTACCAATTTTGTTCCGTTGCGATATATGATTGAAGCACTTAAGTTCTGTGCTTTTTCATTCAATATTATTTGTGAGTGCCCGGTAGTAGTATCAATGGTCACCGGCATTAGTTGAGAATTGCTTCTTACTAACTGACGACCATTACCAACTTCGTATACTTCAACTAATAATGACTTACCAGCAACTAGAGCAGTAGACAATGTAATCGTCTTAGTGATCCAGTTAAGAGCATACCCGTAATTTTCATAGATACGATTACCTAACTTAGTAATACTGTCCACAATGAACACTGAAAGTTGTGCAGGATTTTCTACTAAATTATCAAAGCTAGCAGTAGTTCCAGTTGGTGTAACTATTTCAGAAACAATATTGAATCCAGTATTTCCATACAAGAATGATTGAGTGAACGTATCGTTATCCCAATATGATCCAGGAGGAGTCGTAACCTTCATTGATAACGTGTCACTGATGATGCCTGGCACTAGTTCTTCAGGACCATACCCTGACAAGTACTCGCTACCCTTGATATCATATAATGCTTTATCAGTTGTGATGAAGGAAATATCTTGCCAAGCACTTCCGTTCGTACTACGAATAATAACACCGTTATTACCAACCGCATAGAAGTACGTACCATCAAAAGTAATACCCGTCAAGTCGAATGAGATCGGGCTTGCAATTACTCCCCATGAAATGCCATCAACTGATTTTAGAATTGTTCCAGCATCACCGACGATAACAAATATATTGTTACCGTATGAACTGTCACGTAATGTAGCGGTTACTGTTCCACCGGAGACACTTGACATGATCCAGTTACGAGTATTAATGCTATTCCAAATTTCTCCGTTTGCGCCAGCGACTACAATGATATCACTAGATGCGATAACAGTGTTCATTTGATTACCAGTGAATGATGGATTGAAAGTATTCCAAACTGAATCGACTTCAGTGATGATTCTTGCTCTATATTCTACCACCGGAGAAGATGTGCCGGCGCCTTCTACGACTTGATAGCCACCACCTACAGCAATATAACCAACAAAGTTGGTAGAATTTACATAGCGCAAGTTTTTAATTTGGTTGTCTAATTCGCTACCAAAACTGAACACTATGTTCCAAGTAATACCGTCGTCACTTGAAACAATGTCTTTACCAATAGCAAAAAACTTATCGTTCGCATATGTCAATGAATACATTTCTTCACTAGGCACGGTTAATGCGAGTGAGTCGAATCCAGTATAACCATACGGCGTAAAGTCATATGCTACGTTTGAACCTAATGTTGACCAATTAACTTTATCATCACTTAATAATACCGGTGTCGCAATTGTCGTAGTTGAAATTACATAGTAAATTCCAGAGTATACAATGTCAGTAACTCCCAAGTTTTGATCTGATAATTTAATGACGCGCCAGTTAGTTCCGTCATCACTGATTAATGCAACAGAGTGAGTGGCAGTTTCTCCTACAGCTACGTATGAAGTACCATCAAATATAATTGCTTTAATATCAGTGTCTCTAGGATAGAAGATTTGATCCTTCAATACAACATCTAGAGGTAATTCATCTCCGGGAGCAAAGCTGTTACCATAGTAAACTGCATTAGGGAATGTAGTACCAGTAAACAATTGACGTACATCTTTGGCCGGCATATCTACTGTAGGTTTATAGTAACCCATAGTTCTATCTAGTGCGTTTAGTAATCTGCTATCACTAGGAATTACTTCCCACTTAGCAAAGTCAAAATAATCATCACTGTTACTAATCAAGCAACGCCATACTCTATTGTCATAAGAGACAATAGCAGTTACGGTGTACTTATATCCGCCGCCTGATGACAATGGTTCCGGTATGAATGCAAAGTCAGTCACTGTATTAGTGAAAGTATAATCCGCAGACAATACAGGAATAGTCAACTTAGTATCAACAAACAATTTGATCTGCGTTGCACTCACTGGCATGACATAGTATTGTTTGAATCCACCATTAGATACACCGGTGATAGACGCAATTTGAATCTGTCCAAAATCTCCGGCATATCGAATGTTAATGCTAGCGTCATTCGTTCCGGCGGTTCCACCTAGTAATGCACCAGATAACAATATTTGATCATCATCAATATACTTCCAACCATAGTTTAGAATCTTAATAAAGTATTGATTAGTGATTGACACTGGATTGAATCTAGGACGATACACTTCAATCACCGCACCGCCGCCTGTATTCATATCAGTTGAGGCGACAGTTTGACTAGGAGTAACAGTGTATGTACCTAAGCGACCGGTTCCGGTCACAAAGCCGGTGATAGTTGTCCCGGCACCTTTAAAGTATACTCCTCTACCATATACATGATCACCTATACTTAATGTCGTACTAGACCCTACTATAGCAGTCACGGTCAATGTAGTACCAGAAATAGATCCAGTAAATGATGTACCAGTATCATCATATACATATGGTTCAAAATGACGATAGAAATACATTCTCAAACCCTTGATCTGGCCTGGTTTCAATGTACTTGGTTTATAGTTCAGAGTAACCACTACTGCGTCTTCTACTGTTTCCGTAGCCATGATTGGAAGCAATGCACCTTGAGCGCCTGCGCCGCTTTGAGAGTACGGAGTTCCCAATACTGTTACTGTTTTAATAGGGCCAGTTGCATATGAACCAATGATAGAGGTTACTGTAATAGTACAATCGTTTGTACCGGTAACTCCATCTAAATAGTAACCTTCTACCGTGATAGTATCACCCACTGTATATCCGGCGCCCGACGCTTCGATAGTCACTGCATACATTTCTAACATTGTTTGATTATACACAGTAAACTTCACTCCAGCACCATAAGCACTGTTTTGAAAGTTCTTACCGTCATTGTATTCGAACGTAAACGGTATGCCGTAGCTCAACGATGTATCAGTACTAGCATCATTACCTAAACTGTTGAATGGACTAGGCCAGTATGTACCTGATTTCCATTCTTCAATCATGGTTTGATAGCTCGTTCTATCTAACCTCATAGTAGTATTGATAGATCGGATCAACGGACTAGTTGTAACTGCAATCGCTCTAGGTACCATCTGCAACGTATATGACAATGCAGTAGTGATCTTCTTGAACACCACTTTATGTTCTCCGACCGTACTGTCTCTGTAATTGTAATGCAACGATACTACCGGTTTGTCATTAACCCCACTAGAACCACTGTTAAATCCTAGTACGGTAACGTAGTAGTAACCAGAAATAATAGCTTCATCAGAATTACCACCGGCAATGATCTTAATCAAATCACCAGTTACAATGTCAGTAGGATCTAGAACCAATAAGTTTGATTGGAAGTTAATATCACTCTCATTGAACACAGTCTCAAATGCACTTTGGAATATAATTTCCGGAGCAACAGCATAACCTTCTCCTGGATCAATTACTTCGACTTCAATTACTTTATCGCCGCTCATTGCAGCTTTCAATACTGCTTCACGTGTTGGTGCAGGATACTTCGATGTATCGATGTATGCTTTAACTATCGGTGGGTCAATATATCCACGTCCGGTATCCAGTACGATAACGCTCGGTAAATCAGCATAAACACTAGTATCAGGAAGATGAGTAGTAACCTTAGTGTTACTCATTCCGCGACTTAATCCAGACAACTTACCACGGTTTCTATCTACTTTAGAATAGGCAATCAATTCTCCACCAATCGTGATGATACCTGCAGCAGGCAATCCTCTAGCATTATCTACATATAGTGATTGGCTAATAGTATTAACGTACTTTACTAATCTCGCTACGACTTGATTTTTCTTAGCAATTAATTTTAGACCATAGTTACTGATCCAAGATTGATATTCAGCATCACTAGACCAAATTGCGTCTGCACTATTATACTCTCCACCGGATAATGATGAACTATATGACAACTGCGGTGATACAAATCGTTTTAGTGTAGAATTATATTTTGAAGGTAAGTCAAAGTCAGTAATGTTACCGTCGAATGTATCTATACCATCGTATTTGAAACTGAATTCTTTAAGGACTACGTGATATGGTTTAACTTCATTTAAGTAACCTTCAAGTAAATTAGTGTTATCACTTTGATACTTTTGGTACGGTAGCAAGCTACGAATGTTATAGCTAACATCTGCCAAGCTAGTTTTGTTCAACCATGGTAAGTAATTCTGTGATTCTACGTTTTCACTTTGAATATATTCGAACATCAATATCAAACTCTTGTTCTTATAGATGGTCAATGGTCCAACGTAAATCTGCTCATTAAGCGCACGAACAATATACTTGGTTTCAATTGAAGGATATGCATCGAATGAAACTGTGTCAAAGAATACATCGCCGAATCCGATTCTATTGTTCTCGTAATCCCATAGAGTTTGCAAGAATTCAATAGTACCATCTTCTAAACCAATACGAACCCATGAACTAGTTATATACTTGTACACTTCACGGTTACCTTGGCTGTTCATACTAACACCAACTATTAGTTCTTCTTTCGCAGTAACCTTTAGTAAGTCATAGTAAGTTGCAACTTCAAATGCAGTTTTAGTTGTACTGCTATATCCATCAGCCCACCAATAAATATTTTGCCAATATTTGCGTGTGTCGAATGAATCACCGTAAGTGTTCAAGAAAGTTATAGTGCTCAGTTCATTGATTGGATAAGTTTTCATTACAGTATTTGCATACTGTAGATAATTCTCTAACGCACTGAATCGGTTAATAAACAACGATTGATTAGGACGAGTACCAATACCAATTTGTAATAGTTTAGGTAGATTAGGATTAGGTAATACTTGACCTATCTCATCTACACCCGCAAAGCTATTCAAGAACTTGTTGTACAATCCTGCAGGCTCTACATAGTTAATATTATCTGGTACTCCACGTAAGAAATCATTAGCATAACCATTGCGAATTAATTGATACTCACTGTGATTAGGAATATCAATGTCGTTGGTACTGAAACCAATATGCAAGTTAGTATTTTTGCTGTAGATAAAATCACGCACGTTATACAATGAATATACGCTAGGAGACAGTGCTGCAAAATATGCAATACCAGAACTTTGTGGATTAGCGATATACTGAGCAATGACTGTATCGGTTAATGTCTTACCTTGTAAGCCAAATAACGTGTCAGTATTGCGTACCCAGTAGTAATAACGAGTTGATAGGTTTCCACTTGCATCAGTTTCGAATCCTAAACTATAATTACCAAAGTTATATGGTTGGCCTGTACCAATATAGAACGCTGGCATTACATCGCTTTCAATCCAACTATATACTGTTACAGTACTTCCCGGGAATACATTACCCCAGTACTTGCTGTTATACACTACATCATTTTGATGATAGTTGATAAACTTAGTTGTGGTTACGTCAAACCAAATCTTACCGATTTGATTCTTGCCCCATGCCATGTTGCCTTTAGCATTCGTATTGTTATATCCAGCTGGATCAACAGAAGTAATGAAGTCTATATTTTCACGTATAGGTCCTAACAATTTACCCTGTTGAGGATCAAAGTAATCAAGCGATTCCACTGTTACATCAGTGATGTTATTGTAGATTTGAACTTTCTGAATCTTAGTGATATCAGTTACAAGCGCAGACTCTCTATACACTGCCCAGTTAGCTGCACCGACATTATTTTCATATACAGTCACTCGACCGTTTATAGAACCATTCTTAAAGTTTGGTGTACCGATCATTACTTTGTTTTTAATAAAGTCTAATGATTGACCGTAATATGGTTGACGACCATATGCAAGCTCCTGATCAGGGAGTGTTTGCGAATATACATAGTTACTAGCAGTTACCAAACTTTCGTTGTATGAAGGAATGTAGTCATACATATACACTGTACCAGCGTCTCCGTACTTGTCTTCCCACTGCGTAAAGTTATTATCAAATACAGTATCGTTGTGGTTGTTCTCATCATTACTGAAGTCGAACTGAGTACCCATATAACGAGGTGCAGCAGGGGCACTTACGATGAAACTATTCTGTTCATTGAATTTAACCTTGTAGCCAAACTGAGTTCGGGTCTCTGCATGAGGATCGTATATAACTTGAGTCTTCAAGTACATAGCAATACCAAGCTCTGCCATGATATTACCGTTGAATACAGTCAAGTTCAGTTTGTTGTTGATTGGATTCAAGTCTACATCACGTAGGCGAATTACTAAGCGATTGTCTTCAGTTGCATATGCAAAAACGTTGGTAATAACTGCTTGATTAATTTTGTTTGCTACGTAGAACGCATCACCAGGGGCAGACATAGTAGGATCAGGTAACGCAACGCGATAACCGTTAATCAAAATGCTAGCTGGTTCTAATAGGTGACATTGTAATATACCAGTAATTCTACCAAAGTGTTTACCTTCGTTAGAGTATCTGAACACTGCTCCTTCTTTTTCTTCTTGATTCAAGTTGAACGGACTACCAATCAATAGTTCACTACCAGAGGTATTGCAATCTAATGACCATGCGAACTTAGCACCTGGATCAATTTCTTCAATCAAGTCGTAGCTTGCTAATTCTTGTACTAATACCATGTTACCACTACTAACAGTAACTACATCGCCTGCACGTAAGATAGGACCTATCACTAATAGATTCGAAATCAATACATAGTATGATGGGTGTAGCTTTACATCATTGATATAGACGACCGATGTAGGGGTAGGTTGCCAAGGCAAGAAGAATAACGTAAAGCTATTACCCGGACTATCAGTAATGACTTCCCAATTTTCAATCAGTCTGTCGTATACGAATGCATAACCGGAATCTAGTAACTGTTGGCTAAAGTCAGATTGAGGAGAGCCTACGAACAGTTTGCTACCGTCATAGTTAGTAGCTAGACTAGAACTGAATAGATCACTGCCGTTAGCTAATCCTTCACTAGAAATTGCACCCAAGATGAAATAACTAACACTCGCTCTGTATACCGCTGAGCCAGTGCTCACGCTGTACAACACTGCTTCACTCAAATACACAGTAGTAGAATCAGTTGACGAATTGTACTTTGAAGTTACTACTGTATATTTGTCATCATATCCAAAATTAGTAAACGTGATATAACGTCCGGGTACCAAGTTAGGGATGTTACCATACAATTCAAATGATGTTGAGCCGGGTGTCACTGCTGATTTTAATACTGCACCTATATTATAGTATGAGTAATCAGCACTGCGCTGGAATTCAATAATAGCATTAAGGTCGATGACACTAGCATAGAATAACTCTCCGTCACCGGAAAGTGCTAAACTATCTCCTAGTCTAAATCCAGCCACTGCTAGAATTTGTTCCTCTACTAATGACGTGATTCTGTCAGTCTTCACCATTCTATAAACATATAGAATGCTCAAGTCGCCAAACGGATCAGGTTGTGATATAATCATTATATCATCATTTTTGACCATCGCAGTTCCATAGCCTTGACCATGAGTAATAGTATCCACCAATGCGTACTGACTATTACCGGATGACGTTTCTACGAAACGATGCACTTTGCTATTCGCTGGATCGGAAACAAAGTAACCTAATTTTTCAGTGTAAGCTACTGCACTACCAAACTCAATAGTATTGCCCGGCTTAATGAAGTTAGTATACTCATAGTTATTGGTCTTGCGTAATACACTCCATTCACCGTTTTGGTTTTTATCAACCCATACTTTGTTTTTCACATAGTCTGCGTTTAGAAGTTCTAGAGTAGAAATATCTTTGGCGCTGGTTACACGTTGGTTATAGAACTTGAACATGATGTTACTTTTATTACTGTTAATAGAAGTTACACCAGAATCCAAAGTTAAACTGACCACAATAGAAGTTAAACTGTTAACAGAGACTACAGTGTAGTATCCATTGACACGATAGTCATAATCAATAATACCAATTATATCAATAACCGCTAAGTCATGGTGATAAGTGAAGGTAAACGTAGCGGTATTGTTTAAGTTGTTTACAACGTTCGTCAATCGTGCTACTGTTGGGATAGGAGTATATACTTTCCATTCACCTATCTTGTCAGCAATCCATACGTAGTCATTTTTATATAAGTTACTGATAGAAGCATTATCTAGATTATCAACATAGTATCCAGTATACAATACATCGTCAAGATTAACATAACCAGCAGACGGTAACTTACTATCAGTGGTTGAAGATATAGTAGGCAATATATTAGTATTGTTTATAGTATATCCATAGTTTTTCAAATCATACAGTTGGACTAACTGCTGAACATTATCGACAGTTTCACCGTGTACAATGCCAACCGTTGCTGGATTACCTAGCAACTGACTTTCGTCCAAAGTGAATTCGATAAAGTTCTTGTTCAATACTCCACCGTAGTTACTAGTCTTGATAGCCCAGTTTTCATAAAAGTCATATGTCAAACTAGATTGTTGTAGGTTTGCCCCGATTAATGCATCAAATGCATTACGAGTACCTTTACTAGAAATCATATTCTTGTAAATATTTACCTGAGTAGTATCATCTAAGTTAGCTTCAGCTAGATAATTACGTGGGCGATATCCGATCAATGAGAAACTTAACAAGTCCGCTTCATTTTTTAGATTGGCTGCATTAGTATTATAATATAACGTAGATTCATATGCTCTAGTACTTGGGTTAGGTAATAATCCTTTTTGAATACTATCATATGAAGTTTTATTCCACTCATCAGTGTTAAATTTACTAACAGGTACTACAGTAACTCTGTTTGCAATCCAGTATTCATTCTTGTATTTTACAATTGAACCTTTGTTATACTTCTGGTTAGATACCCACTCTTGTATATTATCTTGATTGATAATAAATCCAGCAGCGTTCATTTGACCAGTCCACTCTGCGGTCTTTGTACCTTTAACGTAGATACGTTGCTGGCGTAGGCCAGTAACTAAGTTAAACATAGTGTCATTGAATACCGTAGTATTATCAAACACTACAATGTGCTCGACACCGCTAACTTTGCATCGCATGAAACTCAATGAGTCGCCTTGATTCAATGCAGTAGCAGTAAACGTAGTATCTAGTCTGGTAATACCTAGATCATTCAATGGGATTGGTATTAGATTCTGATTCAGAATGTAATTTTCTTGATACAATGTCAATGGTTGAACGATACCAATATCAGTTGTGATGGTGATACTATTAGCGTTAGGGTTTAAGTTAACGATACTACCATCTTCCCATCCAGACAAAGACCAGTAAAGTAGTTCTGCAATCATTTGATTCCAGTTTAACTCTAATGCATTCTCGATGTTGTTAAACTTAACACCCTGTGTTACTAAGTAATTACCATAGCTGCTCACAAATTGAGCAAGTGATTCTACTGTGGCAAATTCAGTACCGTATGAAATGTATGTAGTAGTATCTCTAAATTTTGTAGGTACACTAATTGAATAATCATTAATTGTTACTGTAGAATATATTCCGTTAAGATTTGCATCGCTAATTACAAAATATGCCTTGTCTTGGCTGTTACCATATACTCTGAATCCGAACTTAGTCTTTTGAATGATGATAGAACTATATACAATAGTACTGTATGGTTGGTTCTCATACAAGATGATATTGTAACTCTCGTCAGGAATCAATAAGCTATTGTTCTTGCTATTAGGTGAACCTTTTTCTGCAAAGAATTTCAATAGGTCTTTATCACTGAATCCTGCCATTCTATAAGTTAATCTAACATCAGTGTTATTGAAGTAATCAGTTACTTGCTGACTACCATCAATACCAAATTGATTCAAATAATCAACAATCCAATTCAAATAACTATGTGCGGCTGTATCTGCACTAGCACCGTAAACTAACAAGTCTGAAGGTGGTTGACGCAATCTGTCATTAACTAGATATTGATTAAATTCATAGTTGTATTGATAGATGTCTAGGTCAATGCCCAACGAGAAGAATTGCGCTGGCTTGGTTAATGCGTACATTCTCATCAAGTCGAATGGCCACATACTACTCTTGCGATAACTGTATTCTGTTGGACTCATATCCCCGATAGTCCATTCATTATTGAAGGTGTTAACATCATATGAATTAACTACATTAGTGAATGGACTTACTAGCTTACCATTAGAATCTACTGGCAATACGTCTAATAATCCAGGACGTACCCGTTTAGCATTGATATAGCTGTCACCGTTATTCCAAATAGAACCGTTACTAATATCAGTCCATAGTAATATGTTATCACTAGTGTATGGTGCAGCACCGTATCTAGCATCCCACCATGACGGCTTATTGTTTATTCCTAAGATTTCCCATGGGCGAGTATCCGGATGTGATGTATCATACAACCAGTAGAATACACCTCTCCAATTACCTTGTTGGAGTTTAGTATTAGTTAGCTTACTGATAGACTTACTATAGTTCCAAGTAAACTCATTAGTAGCATCATAATACTGACTCTTGTAGTCCACACGATTTGTACCAACCCAATTCAAGAATTGAGAAGAATAAACTGCATTCAATTCATCGAAGGTGTAATCAGTAGTTCTAAATTGTCCAGGGAAGATATCATCATATTGCAATGGAATCTTAGCAACAACTTTTAAGTTGTTGTATATACGAGTTTCAAATTCTAACAACGCTCTGTCTCGAAAGTCTTCTAAGAAACCACCATTATAATCACCATACAATTTAGTGTAAGAGCCATCGTGACCTCGAATGAAATACGTAGGTGTAATGAAACTTGCATCCTGAAATACCTCAGGCATATATGCAGGATACAAACCTATCTTAGTAGGAGTATTAGGAACATAGCTACCATATGTCTGTGCATATTCTTTAACAGTGATAGAATCATTTGGAATCAGATATTTACTGATGGATAGACTTTTTGCGACCGCACTAACAGTATAATCGATATCTTTAACCAGTTGGATGTTTCTAGATACACCGTCAATTTTTCTAGTTAGATATACTAACACGCCATTATAGTTAGCAGTAGTGTAGTCATAAATCATCGTCAGTGGGTACACTGATGAATCTACACCACTCTTAAAATTATAAGTCTTAGTAGTAGATGCACCCTTCGAAGGTAGCATGTCACTCCAGAAGAATGAGCTGGCATCAGACTTAGTTCCCGATATCTGATCTAGCGCATCATCTAAAATATCACTGTTAGATTGCAACGGATTGTAATCTGATCTATCAACCGTGTCTATTAATACTGCTTTGTATTTTGTATACTCTTTTGCATTGAATGACAATGCATTAAAAATATTATTGTTTGATGATTTCAAGAATATAGCCGGTGCGACCAATGATGCACTGCTCTGTACAATACGTGTACCGTATGGAACAATATTACCCAAGTCTCTAAAGTTATTAGGACCAAATGCACTACCAATTAGTGTTTTGATATTATTACATATGCTCTTGTAGTGGCCGCGAAGGTCACCCAAGTTAACAGTAGTCACTTGTTCATTGAATGGGTTGTGATCAAAGTTGGACGGAATTTGATAGTATGCAATTTTACTCACACTATCACTGAACAATAGAACCTCAATGGGAGTTCCTACTGTAGGCGGAGTGTTTAAGGTTACTGTCGTAGTAGAATCAGAAGTTGTATAGGTATAATCAGTAGTTCGTTGATTATCTACATACACTGTAATAACAGGCCATTCAGTGTCGGCTACAGCCTTTACAGGAATGTCACATACAATATCGCTACCTAAATAAGTTAGGTTGAATACTTGATATTGAAAGGTAGGTTCTACCGCAGTTTGCCAACCAATGTGTCGGTCATATAGTGTGTTGGTCGAATACGTATGTACATACCCAGTGTTGATGGGAGTAGTAATAGATTGACTATTATACACATAGTTGAATGTCTGTGAATTCAAGCTAACATCAAAACTTATGTCACCGATGTTAGTGATAGAGCTATATTTGATTGGGAAGTTTAATATAGGATCATTAACTCCCGAACTAGGTTGATATTCAAACAACGTAGAGCCAGTGAAGTCTGATCCAGGATAATACTCTATGTCTCCAAAACTAATTCCATTCTTGTCGAACACATCGAATTTAGGATATTGGTTTACGTACTTCTTTAATTGAGCTACGCTCCAAGTAGATCCGTCAAAGTAATAACTCTTACCTTGATACTGATCTCCTTTAACAATAACAGTCTGGTCATTATATGCCACATCCCCGTCATATGCTCTGCTCAACGTGATAGTTGGCACTTGATCAGGTGAGACTTTACTAAAGTTGCAAACAAAAATCTTGTTTCTTACTTCAATATTAGAATCATTGGCAAATATAATTCTAGCTCCATCGAACAATTCATTTGCACTGCCGTCCGGAAAAAATGCAGTCTTGCCGGCAACTTGGTTAAGTGCATCGGTCACGGTGAAGTTTAAGTAATCAACTGGAGCTTTGCCGTTAGTGCCTGAATTGAATAGCTTGAGGTTAGCATAGTACTCAATGATCGGACGCTTTGCTCTAGCAGTAGTACTAGCCAATGCGGCCTTGACCATAGGACTGTTGTCATTGTTAGCCAGCACCGTATTCAGTGCATCAATGTGGAACCAACGATTACTGCGGCTCCACGCATTTTGGCTATTGCTGTTACGATTGATAGTTAGGTAATCGCTGTCTGCTGGAACTAGTAGTGCATTACCGTATGCATCCGTATCATACGACACCTGATCGAATGGGGCAAAGAATCCTTGACCGAATGGTTCAGGAACTAATTGCTCGCTCACTGGTAGCAATGCAATAGATGTACCAACACCTTCTACGTAGTATTGATCAGTTGTGTATTGAGTTGGGACTACTGTGCCGTTGAATTTTACTTTTAGACCATTAGTAAATTGAACACCGTTTGGACTAGTGTATGTTTTTTTACCGATGATCTCGCTAATATCTATACCTGAAAGACTAGTAGCGTCAATCAACTTAATAGTTCCATACTGATCAGGATTAGCACCAGCTTGGTAATACAATTTATCTAGGTTAGCAGTGATCAACGGTACTAGTAAAATTTCACCATATGCATTACGTACAAAATGACGTGTTACATACTTAGTACCGTAGTTAATAAGAATAGTTTGATCGTTAGGGATAACGCCGTCTTCGTACACGCTGATGATAGGATCTAATTCATCACCGATATATTTGATAGTATAGAAGTTGTCATTGACGGTAGTTAGGCTACCTTCTTCGAATCCACCATCATGTACTGTTAAAAATAATTTACCGTTCTCGTTGGTAGTAGCATCAGTTAGTTCTACTGCTGTTCCATACAAAGAGGTAGACACTGTAAAAGTAGTGTCACTGAGAATAGATTCAATATAGTAAACAGTACCTTCAGTCAGGCCGCCGAATGGAATGCCCGAGAATGTCACTACACTATTTACTGAAAAATCTTTAGTAGACAGACAAGTGATTACGTGACGAGTGTAGTTCATCGGGTCACTGTCAAATGTTTCTTCATCGAAATCAGTTACTGATCCAGCAGTCTGTGTTACTTCAGTGGTAGTAGGAACTACACGTGCAGGATCATCAACATCAAAACCAAACTCTCCATAGAAATCGCCTAGGTATGATTGTACGCCAGGTTGAGTTCCATAGAATACAATACGTTTTCCATCTAAACTAGTAACACCGTCGATGTTATTAATATCACTTACTTTCTTACCGTGCAAATCTCCAATTGCCATAGATACAACTAGGTCAACTGGATTGTTGCCTGGATAGTTGTTTTCATCTTGAGCGTTAGCTAATGGTACATCAAATGTCACTGTACCATTAGCTAATCCATTAACATCTACTCCGTAGACTTCACGGGTACTAATGTTTGTTCGTAGCTTTTCATATCCAGTGATACCTGGCTGAGTTTGAATATAGAATTCTGAATTCTGATTTACGATAAAAGTGTATGACCCACCTCTGACCAGAGTCAATGTAGGATTGCTTACGTCAAACTTATACAAGTCACTAGTGATATCATATACTACATTGTTAGATAGCATTGTAAACGCGCCACTTTTATACATAGTAGAATCACTGATGTTCACTGGCTCAGGGCCCTGTGGCAACCAGTAGTACTGACTGTAATTGATAAGTTTATCTAAGTCTGCAAAGCTGTCCCAAGAGTAAAACTCATTAGTGAATAATTTATGATGATTATCAGTTGCGGCGCCTTCAATATGCAATGCATCAATTAATTCAGGATAAGTGATAGCATCGATTGCAACTTGTGTATCTTTCTTTTTGAAGACAACTGCAGGTTCTAATTGATAATCTTTTCTAGTCTTAGTTGGTTCAGCAACATATCCGTCAGTAGCGTTAACACCGTAACCAAACTTGCTACCCACGTAGCCTTGAATTTTACTGAAATTTGGAGGCTGCACTAACTGGTCTAGCGTAGCTGATAGAAACTGGTTGTTGGTATCTGTCTTGAAGATTTCTGGTAAAAAATCAATTGTTCTAACTCTTTTTGACATTCTGTATTACCTATTAATTTGTTTGTAGTTCGGCCGGTGTCAATGCACTGATAACCATGATATCGCTTGCTTGTGCTGCATTGACAAAAATCTCATAAGGTGCACTACGAATTTCGTACAAGTCACCAAACGACAGCGAAGGATCATTTGGAACTAAGACGACTGAATTTACTAGATCACCAATCTTAGAATGCAAGAATGCACTAAGTTCTGTGAAGTAGAAAGTGTCTCCAAAGTTCCAGTTATCAATACTGAAATATGTATTCATCTCACTCAACACCGCACTGCGAATTTCACTATCACTCGCAGTTGTTGCACTTGATTTGATAACCTTGATGGTAGCACGTAACTGAGGTGCAGCTTTGTTTCCAAACAATGGTTTGAATTTTGCGCTGTTTAAAATCACACTGTCAGTTAACATTTTATAATCATTAATTTCACTGTATGCTATATTTAACTCATTGATAGTTGGGCTTGTAGGTTCCGTCAATTTGCTAGACGTATCTTTAATCCAATTTTGATATTGAGTGTAGTAAGATTGTGTTACTACATACAAATCAATAATGTTAGTTGTTGCTGGATCAATACGAGTAGTATTGCTTGAGTTGTGTCTATATTGAAACGCAAACCCCTGACGACCAATCTTAGCAACATAGTTACTGATTTGAACCAAGTTAATAACATTTTTCGTGGTAGCATCATTCGCTGCTTGATAAAATGCATCTTCTGTAGTTGCATAATAGATTTGTCCAGAAGCATATTCATAACGCACTAATGAGATTTCTGCCTTAGTAGCGTATGCGTGATTGATATTCTTGTTGGATGCCATTTGATATCTAGTCAATAAGTTAACATCAGTAATTTGTTCAAAGAAAACAAAATGTGTAGTGTTCTTGGCGCCAGTTGCATAACCAGTTAGGTCGTAGAAGAAATCAGGATCTTTTACTACACCAGCAATGTTTGGATCAGTACTAGCCACTTCTACACTATAGTCATCAACATAACCATCACTTTCAACTAACTGCCCAACGACACTTAGTTTATTGTCTTTAGCGAAGGGCCAGTTACTGTCCGGCTGACTATTCAATTTTAATATACTAACAAAATCTTGCAATAGTTTGCCAGTTGATGGATCATAGATTACACTGTTCTTGTCGAACGTAAATCGAATATTGGCCACGCTACCAAAATAATATGCAAGAGACTTGTAAGTAACCATGTAACGGTTACTACCAAGACTATCAAATTTTACAAAATAATTAGATGCAGTGAATGCGTCAACTGCCCAGCGAGTTTGGTTTGCTAATAATGCATTGTTGTAAACCAAACTAAAACTTTGATTCAACGTGATCTGCGTGATACAATCTTGAATAACATCTGATGGTAACAAATTAGTGAACGAAGGTAGAATTTCAGCTAACACAACTCCGTTTGGAATAGGATTATTCAACACTACCGGTCCGAAACCATTACCTAGATTACCTTGACCATTATTGCTACCGTCACCGGTAACACTAGCAACACTCGTCCAAATGAACGTGCTATCTGCTGGGGTGGGTAATCCTTCAATCAATCTATTGTCTTGATCAAAATAATATCCACTAGGTGCAGTAAAGCGAATCAGTGCGCCTTCGGTAAGATATTTGACATTGCCAGTACTGTATACTCCGATTGGCACCGGGTCTACATTGTGTAAAAAGTATCCAGTTGACTCAAGTGAATTGAATGAAGACTGGTGCCACTTAACAACACCATCACCAGTAGATTGATTTACTGGATAACGTTTATAGTGCTGAGTGTAGTGTTGGAATGAACGATGATTGTTTAGTTCGCTATTCAATGTTTCAGTTAGAAAAGCTACAACATCATTCGTAGTGTTTGCAGAGAATGTGGTATAACCGTCACTGGTATCTAAATAAAGTCCACCATCATCACTGAAGTTGTTTGTGCTAGAATACTTTGCGCTTGGGTCTAGTAAGTCAAAATTGCGACTTACACCAACGCTGCTACGATTAAGTGCTTTACTCTTAATGATTGATCCGTACAATGTATACGGGAAGTTATTATAGTCCTCTCCGTTAACCATTCTGTTCTGGCTATAAAAACGTTGAGGGGCACGTTGTTTGATACTTTGCAATGTCTCACGTGCTTGGGCATTTGCTACAGGCAAAGTTAGTTCCATAGTCAGAGTAAGTGTTTCGACACGGCCAACACGGCTGATGTAGTTAATACTAACAGTAGTACCTTGCAATTCACCTGAATTGATTGTATAGGTTAGTGCATTGCCTGCACGAACATATGACGTAAAGTTACCAATCGGAATCTCACCAAATACACCGTCACCAAACACATAACTTACTTGATCATTGAAGCGAGAAGCTACGCTGAAGACTTTTTTGTTAGTGCTAGCTACTTGCGAGCTATTGTTGGCATAGATGCTGTCTACTTGAGTCCACCGGGTTAGCGTAGACGCAGTTGTGTCTGTACTGTATAACCAAGTGTCTGTATTATTAATACCTTGAATATTGATATCGACTACTTGACTGCTAATTTGTTCAAGCAAGTTAAAATTATATGTTCTCAATGAGCCTTGTTTGAAGTACATGAAGAATCCTGTATTAGGGCTACCGTAGCCTAATCTGTCATTGCGATATACTATGTTGAATTTACCGTTAGGTCCCGGTGGCAATTCATACAAACTGTCAGAATTTACGCTAGTCACACTAACGCACTCGAAATCCATAGTAACACCGTCGACTGTCGCATTAAAGGGAGCAGTTGCAGTAACACCAGTTGGAATACTTATGCTATACTCGTCGGTCTTTACATCCAAAATAGTTTTAGTGTTTCCCGGACGTCCTACTCTTTGAGTGTCAATCAATGCTGCATTGATGATGCTATTGAACTGTTCTTGCCAATTTGGATTAGCTGGATCATTCCACAAGATAGTTAAGTTGTTTAAACTCAATCCATTAATATCTTTGACTTGCTCAGTTGTTTGAATTGAGGTCAACTTCATATAGCCCTGACCTGCATTGTTGCGCTTTGGGTTGTACCCAACTAGGTTAGCTAATTTGATAACGCTATCTCTGCGCTCGGCAGTATCAATGAAATTTTCACGGGTGTTCAGGTCATCACGGAAGCTAAGTGCTTGTCCCATGAATGCCATCACGTCTAATAATGCAACATATTCACTAGACTCTACGTAGTCGTTGAATGTTTCAGGGTAGTTTTTGCGTAGGTAGTCTACGAACGTTTTACGAAGGGTTTCGTAGTCGTAACTCTGAAAGTCAGCTTGTTTGTATGTTTTATAGATTGTTTTCCAATCGTTTACACCAAATATACTTGATTGTCTTGAACTTGTAGCCATAAGTTAATTCTCTTTTAAGTATTTATCATACGAAAAAGTGACGGTTTTAACTACCGAACGCAGAATTTGTCGTAGGGTCGAAGAAAATACTGAAGGTCAAAGCCTCATTGAACGGCGCAATTGCTAGTTCAAGTTGAATTAAGATGCCATTTTCTTGGTTGAAAACTTCTAACGTGTTCAGAATAAGTCTAGGATCTAATTGCACTACTCGTTTGATTTCATTAGATAATGCTTGTCGCACATCTACAGTGTTTGGTTCAAAAATAAATGACCAAAGTGAAGTTCCATAGCTAGGTTTGCCTGGTTTTTGACCTTGAGGTATATTTAACGCATTGATGAGGTCTGTGATTACCAGTTCTTCATCAGTGAGTTTAAATTTCTTACCCGGTTGGAATGGTTTAGCTAGCAGAGTAGACCCGCCTTCAGTGCCGGTACCAACAAAGTCTCTAACTTTGTTTACATTTTTAGTACTAAATCCAATATATGATGCCATTATAAGTTCCTATACTGTATTTATGTCACAACTTTGGACATGTCTTGACGTATTGTTTCTATCTTTTTGACATTATCTTGCCAAGAAGCATATGCAGTAGTAGTTGACGAATCATCTGGACCTTTTTTACCCTTCAAGTCTAAGTATGTCTTTCTTAGGTCCCATTGCAAGTCTTCTTGTACCGCCAACTCTGCCTTTAACTTATCATACTCTACGACTTGTGCTGAAGTAGGCGTTTTAAATGATCCAGCTGGTATAGTACCGAACGGCAGTGCAGGAATCTTTGGATTGCCTAACAGTGATTTAGCTTGTGCCATCATTGGACCAAAGTCAAAACTGTCTTTTGCGACTGTCGGTAGTTTAACTTCTACTGGACCACCTGTACCAATTGAATTAATAGAACTACTGAGTAACGCCATGCTTTTTGCGCCGAGGCCGGTGCCTGCTAAGGCTTGTAGGCCTGAAGCTCCACCCAATTTAGATTTCAATCCAGCCAATGCATCAGTAACGCCGCCCATCGAGCCTCCCAATGATCCAGTTACTTTACCAATCGCCCCCGCTAGTTCGCCACTACCCGGTACATTGGGTAATCCGGGGATGCTAGGTAACCCAGGAACATCAATTGCCCCTGATACTAATTTATTTGCACCCGCTGCTAAAGAACTACCGGCTGACAATGCAGAGGATAAATCCCCGCCAATAGCTTTAGCTACAGGGCCCAAGTTTACTACATTTGATATAGCTGATGCGCCACCTGGAAGATTACTTAATCCGCTAGTATCTACTCCAAAACTCTTTGTAGCTGCTCCTAACGCAGTCATAGTAGATGATACTAACTTACTAGGGTCAGTGATGCCTGATGTAGCGGATTTGATCTTGTCTCCCATTCCACCTAGAATAGACGCCGATGTTCCTCCGGCTCCAAATCCCAACGCAGAAGTTAGTTTAGCATTCAATGAAGCGTTGGCTGCAATTTGTGAGGGGGAAGGAGCATCTCCTTTAGTCTCTGCTGCTGCTTGCGCCTCATCATTCTTTGCTTTGACCGCGGTCAAATTAATAGGCGATCCCACTTTAGCTAGTGATTTGAATGATTCAGTTACTTTACTAAACGCCGCTGATGCTGCTCCCTTAAGTTGGTCTGCTACTGGCAATCCACTAAGTGGACCAGTAACTTTGTCAGCCATATTAGCTGCAAAATTGCCACCTGAGATTATGTCTTTAACTGAGCCTGACATTGCAGACAAGTTACCTGGTAATTTTAATCCACCTAGCGCCGCAGTTGCTCCACCTAGTGCGGCACTAGCTGCGGCACCACCTGGTACTCCGGCTGATTTCACAAAATCCATAGTTTTATCTATACCAGCAGTAGCCGAACTCAATACAAGGCCGGCAGTTTGAGTAGGACTTTCTAGCCCAGTAATAATACCAGTAGACTTTAGTGCGGCTTCACCTTTTTGCAACAATGAAACTGCACTTGCTGCTTGCGCTGATGGATTGCTAATGAATTGTGTAGCACTCTTGACTCCGTTCAATCCAGTAAACAAGTTAGTTGGCATTGCTGCTTCTAATGATTTTCCTGCTGCAATGCCCGCATTAATGATGGTATCTGACCCTGGCTTTAATGTTCCTGCTGCCACTAGCTGAGTAGGATTCAATCCAAACATACCAACGCTAGCTATCTTTTCTCCAGCAATGTTTACTACGCCGGCCGCTGATGCCACTGCATCTTTTGCTGCTCCTGTCGCAGCGTTGACTGCCATTTGAGAAACCATTGCGCTAGTCGTAGCTTTGTCAATCTGTTTTGATACTGCTGCAACGTTAGGTACTGTTGCTGATATTGCCGGTGATACTCCAGCTGGTGGCACAGCAGGGGTGCTATTATTAACCGCAGACAAGGAAGACGATGGTGCTGCTGGCAGATTTGAATCTGCACTTATGTCAGTCTTAACATTTACACCTTGCCCGGCAGCAGCCCATGGACTATGTGCGGGTGCTCGACTAACAATACTAGGCAACTTACCTGGCGCTGCCGCGTAGCCTTTCTTACTATCGTACAACGTGTCAGTATGTGCTACTAACGGTTGTTGTTTAACATCTGATGGTACTAACCCACTTGAACCTGTATTCAAATTAACTTTGCTACCATTGATATAGTTGATTGCTGCACTTTTAAAACTACTATCACCGTTGCTAGTAAAACTCATCTTGCTATCTACTTTGACAGTAAGGTCAGCTTTAACTTGCTGCTTATAATTAGTCCCAACAAAGCTAGTAGTTTCTTTACTACTTTCCATTTTTATATTTTCAGCATTAACGTTGAAATTCTTAGCGGCGTGAATATTCACGTCATTGTCTGCGTGTAAGTTCAAGTCGCCCTGAGTGCGAATGTTGACACTGTTTGTAGCGTACATATCAATAGTACCCTCACGTCCTAACTCAATATAACTTTGTCCATTAGTGTGAACGATGAACAGTGATTGAATACTGTCATTCATCATTATCATATGTCCGCCGGCAGTCCTAAGTCTGACTAATTGATCTTTTCCTTGTAGATCACCGTCATCTAACACAACACTATGACCACCTCTACGACTAACTACTTTAAAGTTCTTATCAGGGATTTTATCATCTTTGACCGCATCGGCAATAGTAGTGTCATCATATCCACCTTCATAGATAGGTCTGCCCGGGGTGCTGATACCAAACACACGACTAGGGCTTTCACGTACACTAGTACTACCAATCGTGCCTCTATCAGGATCACGAATAAGACCTTGCTTGTTTAGTATCGCAGCTTGATAACTATGAATGGGTCTTGGTTGTGAAGTCAGGATAGAATTATTATCTTGCTTCTGGTTGGCATTATTAATCTCGCCTACAGGTAATCTAGTTGCGCCGCCATAACTATCTGCTTCACCGGAGTTGTTTGCAATGATGCTATCGCTCGACCCAATAGCAGGTACCATGTGTGTCATGCCTTGGCCAGGGATACATCCAATATAGTACCCGGCGTCTGCTACCCCGTTCAAGAAAAGGCAAACTACTTCAGTACCGATATCAGGTGGGGTCGCCCAGAAACCATAACTCTGCGGATTACCAATATAATCACCTTCAGCTTTAGAACTAGCAGTGTTAGGGGTCGATCCAAAGAATGGACTCAAATAACTTACATACTTCCATCCATTGGGATCGTTTTCATTACCGGCATCTAATCTCTTTAGATAAACTCTAATCCTACCTGAACGATTTGGATCAATGTTATCTTTAACAATACCCAACACTGCGCTGGGAATAGTGTTCGCTCCACCGCGGTCATCTTTGTAGTTGCTTATCGTACCACGTACTTTTTGGATGTCTTCACTCATTGTATTCTCTTATTAAATTTAGTATTATGTACCAGCGTCATCGTCGGCTACTGCTTGGTTACCAGATGATGCACTAGTGCCGGATGTAGTTGTCGGTGCTGTTGCTTCGGCAGTGGTCGCTGCTGTCGTTGTTGTCTCTGAGCTAGGAACTGTAGCTCTAGATAACCTAGCGTCTTCAGCGGAAGATTGATCTGGTGCTGTAGCGGCTGGGGTAGCTGCATCGGTTCTAGCGTTAGCTGCTGCTGGCGGTGTAGTTGGGGCCTTTGCTCCTGCTTGTGCAAATTCAGGTATGATACCTTTCAGCGTTTGCTCGAACTTGCCTTTACTAAAGGTACTAGTCACATCAGATAACATATAGACCATACCTTTTATTTTTGATTTAAGTTCAGGCGGATAGTTCATGAATTGAATGTCACCATTGGGTGCTAGCAATCCAGAAGAAGTGTTGTAATCTTCTGCTTGTTCAAAATATATCTCAATGAAAATTTGACCGCTATTAGGATTAATAGAGAAACCTTTACCATACCATTTTTCTGCCCCATCTCCGCCGCCGCTACCGATAGATGGCATAAGATAGTCTGGATCTCCTAATACTCTTAGTTTAAATTTAAGCAGGTCGTTTGGGCTGTACAAGAATGACTTAACACTGTTGATAACATCATTTGTTCCAGATTTACTATTGACTGAATCAACGTTTTGACCAGACTTAAGTGTCGTGGGCGCTGATTGGGTAGTTGATGGTTTAGCCTCACTAGATGACGCTCCTTCTGTAGTATACAACAAATTGAAGTCTTGCTCATAACTCAGAACCTCAGTATTTTTTCCAGTATACCAATAATTGTATTTCTTGTGCGGACCATAGTACGGGCTAGTAGAACTAGCGTACATTGCTCGTATGTAGGGGATTTGATATTCTTGTACCTTATAGGTTATTTCATATGCGTAATCATTGCGCTTTGGATCTTTAGTAGTAGAGTTAATTTTAACCTTAGGAATTATACTGTACCAAGATAATATCTTTGGACTAGGATTCTTATCCACAGTAGAGTCAGTGTTCTTTATAGGCTGATCTATTTCTTTATCGATAGCAGTCATCATATTTTTCAAGTACTCACTTTGAGTTATGATCTGGTCTATTGCTTGTATGATAGAAGTACCTGCTTGCAATTCAACAGTGCGTACTGCTTTGTCAACACTTCCTAATTTGTTTTTCCAAGCAGTTCGTTCGTTACTACCTTCGGGGTTTTGTATTGAACTAAAAGGAGCTCTTTCCTTTACATAGTATTCTTTTGGTACCATTCTAGCATCGCCGATAGCCGTACCCTTTTCAAACTCGATCTTATATACGTTTGGATAAGTGTAGTTTTCTTTTTTAACATGTTCTACTTCGGCTGCATTCAATGCTTGAACCAAACCCAAGATAGCCTTCTTCGTTGAATCTTGTCCTGCGCCAACTAGAACGTCCTGCACTGTTTCTCCTGCAATAGTTACGTTAGACGGTAATGTACCTAACTTAGTGCCTTTTGAAACTTGCTCTGCTACTTGCACGGCTGTAATATTATACACCGTAACTTTGTTTTCTAGCTTGAACTTAAAATCTTTAATCCTGATAGGAAATCCTCTTTCAAACACAGCCTGCGTATCAGATGAGGTTATATCTGCACGCGGATAATCAGCAGAAGTAACTAGTTTGCCATCCTTGTCATATCCGTAAAATTTAATTGTCAGTAGAAAATTTTCAGTTAGTGCTGTTATTTGATTGACAGGGGTAGCATTTGCCCCCGGTGCTGCTGCTCTACCTTTTTGTGCAGCAACTTGTGCTTTTACTAATTGATTAGGGAAACTAAAACCATACGGCTCATAGATTTTAAATTTAAACTCAATAGAGTTTGTTGCGGTCATCGTTTCTTTACTATTGATTTTAGTTCCAATTTCTAAGTCATCAATATATAAGTCCAAGTCAAAGCCCGGTGCACGTTTACTGTCTAGTGCGTCAGTGATGCCTCCACTTTGTGCTATTAATTTGAAACTGCTTATCTTTGTATAATCTCCGCCCATATACGAGTTAAACTCTTCTGGATTCATCATATACAAACCGATCTTGTATGTATAACTGCTGAAGTCACCTAAAGGATTGTAAGTTCGTTTACCTATGATTGATGAAGGGTCAGATGCTGGACTACTGCCGGCGCTGCCGGCAGTAGTAGTTCCTGAATTAGGTGTTGTAGTAGACGAAGTAGCAGCAGTTGCTGGCGCGGATGAAGTTGTGGTAGTGCTGTCACCAGTTTTATCCCCGTCTGCTGTTGCAGGTGCTTTTGTTGGGTCGGGGGCAGAAGTCGAAGACTCTTTTGGTGGCTCAGGTACTTTGTTTTTTAAGGCTTCTTTAGTGTCGGCTGCTTGTGATGCCCAAGTTGAGTTTGAACTCTCTAGCTCAGTTTTTAAAATACCAAAGAAATCTCGAACACTAGCGAGCGTTTCAGGGGCGGCGATAGTAGCATCAACTCCTGACATTACTGATTCATATGATCCACTGTATATAAGTCTTCCCGAACTACCGTTTACGTCATACGTGAGTTCACCTGTATCTAGGTTCAGAGTAGTGGTTAATGTCCAATCTTTCCCATCGCCGCTGGATATAATTCTAGTTGAGCCTGAAGTAGCCATATTAGAATCCTAATGCCTCACGAAGATTGGGTAGCTGAGGAATATATATCCCAGTCCCAGCAACAAAGTCAAAGATAGGATCTTTAAGTCGATTTGAATTACGCTGTGCGAACACCCACCACAATCTACTGTCGGCATATAAGTCATACGCTAGTAAATCAGGTCTCATGTTATAGGTCTGTGTTATTTCCCAGTAAGTGTCTGAGGAATTTAGTGGGATAGGTCGATTGACCATCACATCTAAAAATTCGTTATTGAATGTAGGTGTAGTGTAGTATGGGCTTGTTTGATTGTATAGCATTACCAAATTCCTCCGCCAGTTTTACCTGACAATTTACCAGCCGCATAATCCTTAAGGCTGAAGTTTTTACTTATGTCGTTTCGAGATACGACTGGTACCAAGCTAATACTTAATTGTATTTTTGTAGGTAGATATGTAACATTGTCTTTACTAGCAAGTCCTGAGAACGCAGCCGGTGCCGCCGTTCCACCGGCGGTCAACCCATTCGCACTTAGTCTCGTACTGCTACCACTCGATAATTGGGCAATAGACATTCCGCCCCATTGAGCGTTGCTGCCCGCTCGAATGTAATCTACATCATTAGGTAGACTATATGTAAAGTTAGTAAGTAGTAGAGGATGATGTTCAAACTGATTAGTGCCATATCCAGTTAGATATAATAACGGAGGAGGGGTTCCTGCTCTTGGTGCAGTATCTTGACCGTAAAACATTTTAGTTGCTGACTTAAAAAAGTGAATCACGGCTAACATATAGTTTGCCTCAGCAGTGTCCTGTGCAGTAAAATCTGCGGTGATCGTAATATCGTCAACACTACTATTTTTATAGAAAAACATTTTGTAGTTAGAATGAGTTAATTCTGCCGGATCATAATTTGCCCGATAAGAAGTATTGATTGCAGGTGTATACGGGAAGACGACACCGTCAGTTGCAATCAATGGATATAATATATCAGCTTTTGATGCGATTCTGTACAAATAGTTTGCAGTGTCTGCAAGACTTAATCGTATTCTCCAGTCATCGGCTGTGAATGGGCTTTTCTTAGCAGTGACTGTTACAGGAGGCAGCGAGCGTGATGCCCCAGTTGCATTGGTTGCTGCGCTTGACGGCGCTTCATCTTGTGTCGGTTCTCCACCTTGTTGTAAATATGCATCAACCTCTTCAGCAGATAATTGAGGTGGTTCCTGCAATCCATTTTCATTATCTGCTACTTGTTGATCTATGCCATCAAATTCATCCCCTGTTACCCCCGGAGGTTCCTGCAATGGTGAGAATGTTTGTTCTTCTTCTGCTGGTACAACATATGTATCATCAACTACATTTGTTGTGTTTTCTATAGTTTGGCTAACGGTCACTGACGTTTCGGTAGACTGTGCAATTGGATTGTCTGATACCGGCGTCAATGTTTGTGTACCGGCATTGATGTCTGTACTTATTTCTGATGTACTTCCATCTTCGTTAGTGATAGTAGTCGTGTTGGGGGCAGTTGCCGGGTCAGATGCGGCTGTGATTGTTGCAGGTGGATCTTGTGCCGCTTTAGTAGTAGTTACTGTGGTTGCAGTTGTGTTTGGTTCTGCGGTGGTAGCGACAATAGGTGGAGAAGAAGTGGTCCCTGCATCAACCGCTGCTTTGCCTGAGGCTCTAGAAGATTGTGCAGTGGCGAATCTATCTGCTTCACTGATTGAACCCGATTTTAATGCAGCAGCTTCATCGGCAGTAATTGCTCCGGTGGCGACAGCTTTGTCAATAGTGCCTGCTCCAAATTTACCTGAAGTATTAGCGGTAAATGCGTCAGCGCGTTGATTTGCTAGTTTCGCGCTGGCTTTTGCGTCTGTACTTATTGTCGCCGGTGGAGCGTAATTCGTAGTAGAACTTCCGCCTGATGTAGTTTCCACTACTGAGGTAGTGCTCGTTACTTTTGTATTTGCCGTTGATGTAGATGCAACTACTGGTTCTGGTTCCGGAGTATATGAATTATAGTCCACTCCCGCTACCTTGATTCCACTACCAGAGCCCTCTGGCTCAAATTTTCCATCCATACTTATAGTAAAGGCTGATTCATTGTAGCCAGCTGCGGTGATTGCTGCTCCAATTTGAGCATCAGTCGCACCGGTTGATTGTAGGTAGTTTAGTTGGGCTGCAAGTTGTTCTTTTGTTAGCGTTGCCATAGTTATTGTTGTCCTTATCTATATTTATCTGCTAAATATAGTAGTCTTTTTACCTTTTGCTCATAAATCGGTTGCTATTCTGCAACAAATGTGTTACACTATTCTTAACATAACAACGGAGACCTATGTCATTATTACCCGCGCCCCGAAAACCAGTCAATTATCTTAACAACAAAGATATTCTAAAAGAAATTCACACTAGCAAAACTGACTATTGCTGCTTTCTAACACCCGAGGATCATCGTTACGATTTTATTGTTGACATGCCCCTAGCTCCAATTGAAGAAAGTCTAGCTTTTGCTAGTACGCCCGAATCTATTCAGTTAGCACGTGAAACCCGAGCATCTAGGCTAGGACTTGAGGCAGGGGAAAAAGATTCAGTTGATCCATTGTCTATACCAGTGACTGACTTAGTATTTCGTGTAATGACCTGGGATCATGTCCCAGTTGCTCCAAAACAACCCCGCAAATCAGATAAAAAGAAAACTGCTAAGGATATCTTTGAAATTGAAGGTGATGCAGACGAACTGTTTGCAGACTTAGAAGATACAACTACCAAAGCAGAAATTGACGATATGGTTCACGTCAAGGTTAACTTTCCCCCATTCCAACACTTTAGAGTAGACGCTACAAACACTTATCAATGCATTGGCAAGAGTCATTGGAAAGGTTCACTTAAGGATGGTGAGTTCTCTAAGGATCACGGAAACATCACTAACAAACTAGCCCGAATGTACATTATGATGTGCGAAAAATATGCAATGAAGTACAATTGGCGCGGGTACACGTACAATGATGAGATGCGCAATAGTGCCATTTTACAACTCACGTATGTCGGCTTGCGTTTCAATGAAGCCAAAAGTGCTAACCCATTCGCTTACTACACCGCAGCTATCACAAATAGTTTCTGTCGTGTCCTAAATACGGAAAAGCGAAATCAAAACATTCGTGATGACATTTTGGAGATCAACGGGTTGAATCCTTCATGGTCTCGCCAAGCAAGTTCTAGTACTAGCTACGAAGAATAATTTTCATTTAACCAGAGGGGTTGTTTTTCAGCCCCTCTTCCTATATACTACGTTTATGAGTAACCTTTTCAAAAAAGCAGCAGTGTTCACCGATATCCACTTCGGTCTTAAGTCAAATAGTCTACAGCACAATCAAGATTGTGAGAATTTTGTAGATTGGTTCATTACCAAAGCGAAAGCTGAAGGTTGTGAAACTTGTATGTTCTTAGGTGATTGGAATCATCACCGAGCTAGTATCAACATCCACACGTTACAGTTTGGTCTACGTTCATTAGAAAAACTAAGCGCGGCGTTTGACCATGTATATTTCATCCCCGGTAACCATGACTTGTACTATCGTGACCGTCGTGACATTCACAGTGTTGAATGGGCGAAGCACTTACCAAACTTGACAATCGTTAACGATTGGTTCAATGAAGGTAACGTAGTCATTGCACCTTGGCTTGTCCAAGAAGATTACAAGCAAATTAAAAAGATGACTGGCAAATATATGTTTGGTCATTTTGAGTTGCCAAACTTCTTTATGAACGCTATGATTGAAATGCCCGATCATGGTGAACTTAACAGTGACCACTTTGCTGGGTTTGATATGACCTTCAGTGGGCACTTTCACAAACGACAAGCTAAGAAAAACATTTGGTACATCGGTAACGCTTTCCCACATAACTATGCTGACGCAGGCGATGACGCACGTGGCATGATGGTATTAGAATGGGACAAGGATCCTGCTTTCTATAGCTGGCCTCGTCAACCATTGTTCAGAGTTTACAAACTCAGTGATGTATTAGAAAACCCTGAAGGCTTGCTATTGATTGATAGTCATGTTAGAGTACATCTTGACATTGATATTTCATATGAAGAAGCAAACTTCATCCGTGAAAGTTTCATCCCAGAACACAGACTACGAGAAATGACATTAATTCCCATGAAGGTTGATCAGGCCGAACAAACTACAGGTGCTGATGGATTGAAGTTTGAATCAGTTGACCAAATCGTCATTGACCAAATTAACAGTATTGAATCAGCTACGTTTGACAAAAAGATTTTACTAGACATTTATAACAATCTATGATACCAATGAGTAAACCCACTTGGTTATATAAACCAGTGCAGATAGATAATTTAGCTGCGATACAAGTTGAGTTGACTAAATTTTTATACAGGATAGATAGTGATTTTGACAACAAGCCTACAGATTTTATATTTGTTTCAAAATTTATAATGGTGTCATACACTCCCTTATTTTGTAAAATGCTTAGGAAGTTGGACTTATTTTCTAGATGGTCTGGATGCGGTATCAGCAGCAACAATCACGGCGAGGATCTTCGTATTCACGTTGACCAGTCTGACTGGACTACTGTTTGTTATGGCTTAAACATCCCAGTATTGAATTGCGAAGATAGTTACACAGTATGGTATGACGCAGATATGTTAGAATCTAATCTAGTTGAAGCTGAACCTTCATATAACAATGCACCCACAATAAAACCAGGAACTATTCCCACTGAAATAGGAAGATGGGCTGTCATTAATCCAGCTTGGGTTAACGTAAGCATCCCTCATTGTTCTGTTACTACACACAATAAACCCAGAGCATTATTTTCTGCTAGATTTAACCCCGAAGTACACGAATTACTAAACACATGATTACACTAAAAAATATAACACTACGAAATTTCCTATCAATCGGAAACGTAACTCAGGCAGTTGACTTTGACAAAAAAGACTTAACACTTATTCTAGGTGAGAACTTAGACTTAGGTGGTGACGGTGCTCGTAACGGTACAGGCAAGACCACATTGATTCAAGGGCTATCGTATGCCCTATTCGGTGTTCCAATTAACAACATTCGCAAAGACAACTTAGTCAATCGTACAAACGGTAAGGCTATGATGGTTACACTTGAGTTTAACGCTAATGGTATTGAATACAAGATTGAACGTGGTCGTAAACCCAATGTGTTGCGATTCTATGTGAATGATGTTCAACAAAAGAATCAAGATGATGCACAGGGTGAGAACAAAGAAACTCAAGCAAATATTGAACGAGTACTATGTATGTCATCAGACATGTTCCGTCACATCGTTGTACTGAACACTTACTCCGAACCATTTCTTGCATTAAAGAATAACGATCAAAAAGATATCATTGAACAACTAATGGGTATCACACTGCTATCAGAGAAAGCTGAAGTTATCAAAAACATGATAAAGGCTAGCAAAGATGGTATACAGCAAGAAGAATTCAATGTCAAAGCAGTTGAAGAAGCTAACAAACGAGTTAAGGAACAAATTGATGCGCTAAAGCGTAGACAAATGCTTTGGCTAAAGCGCCATGATGAAGACTTGGACACGCTTGCACTAGACTATGACGAGTTAAGTAAGATTGATATTGATAGTGAATTGTTAGCACACAAAGAACTTTCAGTTTACACCGAGAAGAAAAAGCAACAGGATGCGTATGGTGCATTATTCGCTCGTTCTATTGCATGGCAACAAAAGAATGACAGTGATGTGCAAGTTGCCGGTCGTGTTTACTTAGATAAGAATCGCTACAACATTGAAACTGAACTTGAAGCATGGGCTAAGTTGAAAGAGTGGATACGTGAATCTACTACTCAAAACAATCTTGCCGTTACAATTGATACCCAAACCAAAAGCATAGAAAAAGAAAAAAAATTAATTTCTAAACTTGAAAAAGAGGTTCGGTCACTTGAAGAACATACTTGCTATGCATGCGGTCAAGACTTCCATGATGACGGTCATACAAAAGTATTGACTGACAAACAAGAAATGCTTGCCACTGCCACTGCACAGCTTGCAGAGTTAGCAGGTTTACTAATTGACAGCGTGTTACTGGTTAAAGAACTAGGACCGCAACCTACTACTCTGTATAAAACAGAAGCAGAAGCAATTCGTCATAGCGGTGACTTGGCCAACTTGAAGAAAATTTACGAAGACAAGCAATTAGAGACTAATCCGTTTGCTGAACAATTGTCAGAGCATACAGTAGTTGATATTGGTCGTCAACCTATCACACATTATGATACAGAGGCTCAAGCAATTGAACATCGCAGCAAGATTGCCAATCTGTTGCAACAAATTGATACCAAAGCAAGTGAACTTGATCCATACTCGGAACAAGTAGCCGAAATGGAAGCAAATGCATTGCAAGCAATTGATTTTGAAAAGATCAACAAACTGACAAAGACTATGGAACATCAAAAGTTCTTGTTAGACATTCTGACAAGTAAGGATTCGTTCGTTCGTAAGAAGATCATTGACCAGAACTTGTCATACCTGAATGCACGATTGACGCATTACTTGGATAAGATCGGTCTACCCCATCAAGTTGTGTTTAAAAACGACTTGCAAGTTGAAATTACTGAGTTGGGTCGTGAACTTGACTTTGATAACTTGAGTCGCGGTGAACGCAATCGCTTAATCTTAGGGTTGAGTTTTGCATTTCGTGATGTTTGGGAAAACTTGTATCAACCTATCAACACATTGTTCATTGACGAATTGATTGACAGTGGATTGGACACGATTGGAGTTGAAAACTCTATTGCTATCCTGAAAGATATGTCTCGCAGGCGTCATAAGTCGATTTGGCTTGTGTCTCACCGTGAAGAACTAGCTGGACGTGTACCAAACGTGCTGAAAGTTATCAAGGAAAACGGATTTACGTCATACGCTACTAGTAGCGAGATGGAATAATTACGGACACGATTCACTAGTGATAAGTAATAGTATGTCATCACCGCAGAAGAACAAAGGATCAGGATACGAGAGAGAAGTTGCAAAATTTCTTTCTGAATTGTACGGAGAATCATTCATCCGTGCTCCTGGTTCTGGTGCTTATGTGGGTGGCAAGAATCAATCAAGAACTCAGTTCTTGCACGAAGGTCAGATACGTTCATTCAAGGGAGACATTGTTCCAGGACAAAGTTTCAGTAAAATGAATATAGAATGCAAATTCTATGCTGACTTTCCGTGGCACTTAACTCTTTCGGGTGAGTGCAAACAACTTGATTCGTGGCTAGAACAGCTACTTGATGTAGAAGACGACGGTGATTTGAATCTTTTGTTTATGAAGTTCAATCGCAAGGGTCAATATGTCGCTGTCCAAGGCAAACTAACATGGAAAGCAGACAACTGCGTATTCTATAGTAGTAAGAAGCATGGTGATTGGATCATCATGGAGCATACTAGCTTCTTCAAAAATAATACTGAGTTCGTGAAAGCCTACTCAAGTACAACATTAGACACCACGTCAAAATAAACCAAACCAAACCAAACAAATAAAAGCAGACACAAAGTTCGCATAATATAAAAATTAGATGGCTCGGCTGCGAGTCCTCCTTGAGATTGTACAGATTGTGCTGTGCCGTCAGATTCTGGAGTATGCTTATCAGTAATGATAAGGAATACCGAGAAGGCTCTCGTCAAAGCGAACCTTCAATGAGTCTATATCCAACTCTATCTTGCGGATATAGAACATGCGTTGTCGAGGCGTTAATGTGAAATAGAATTAACAGACCTCACTACAGTCCCATATACTTTACAGGACAACCGGTAGCGTGTAATAGCACAAAGAAGCTGATTATACGGGGAATAGATGGCAAAGGATGACGGTCATGGCAAACATGCGTTTAACCATTGGTAGGGCAAAATTTGCCCTACCATGGCTTCTAATCGGCAATATGTATTAGAAGATTAAGAATAAAAAACAATATCTATTCTAGTTAACCGTAAAGATAAAGAACGAACGAAGTGAGTTCTTAGATGAACGTAGTTCATCTCTTAAAGAAACAATATACCCTAAGACATTCTAATCTAAGATAAATGACTACTACCGGTTAGAAGAAAGGCAATTTAGTGTTCTTTGTTGTTTCTAAGTTATCTTCAATAATCTTAGTTATGGATGATCGTTCTTCTATACTCATGTTCAATACATCCTCATAGGATACGCCCCCACGCATATACCAAGACATTTTAAGTGCTCCATTTTTAATGGTGTGGCACTCTTGTTCCATGTCATCAATCATCTGCTTAATCTCCTCGGAACCAAGGAGAAGAAGCCTTATGCGAAAAAATCAGAAATATTGATATTGAATTGCTGAGTGTACTCATGGCTGCAATGCGTACACTTTACATCTAATGGCTTAAGTTCAGTACTCTTTCTCAATTCAATGTGTCGTTCTTTGATAGTATTGTGAGTATTCTTGTCACAGCTAACTAAGAATTCACGAATGAAATCTTTGTCTAGTACGGTACTATCTGGAGTCTTGATGTATTCAATTGCGCTAGTAACTAGATCAATGGTCAATTCATTAATTGTTTTGATCACTTCCGCAGTCTTCTTTGTTCTTTCGTCTGAATCAGTAATTCCATCAAACGAGTTGAGTAAACGTTGAATTTCAAACTGACTGGTGCTTGCTTTATTCACTTCTTGATAGGTAGAGGGTCTAAATTTGACTTTCAATCCGTTTACTTCTAATGCTGATGAATAATCACCTGGCTTGAAGCTACCTAATATTCCACTGAGATTGATATCGTACTTGCTAGTTTCTTCACATTTTGGACATACGGATTCTAGTTCCATAGTCTGTCCATTTGTAGCCATTTTGATTGCAACTAAGATAGGGTCTAAGTCAATGTTAAGTAGTTCCCATGGTTTTTTGATAGAAGGTACACAGCTTTTGATAATTTCAACAACAGCTAAGCCGTTATATAATGCATCAGGTGTACGACTAGTAATCTCGTCAATCGCGGTCATAGGATAAATTGGTAATTCATGGTTCTCTGGAAAATCTATAATACCCGGAGCGTATCCTATTCCTTTGCTAGGGAGAGACAAGTACAATGCTGGTCTACGGAAGTATTGTTTGAGTGGATTTTCTTGAAGCATGATGATTTCCTATTAAATTGAGTGTTTTGGTAACACTAAATACAATGTTACCCAATATTTATAAGAACTTAACATATGGCAGATTTAAATCAAGACGACCTAGTACGAGCATTCACTGCTGCTGCAATTGCAGCAAACGACCATGCGCGGGCTCAAGACGTAGCCTCAAAATCAACAAATGATTATGCTGCTGCACAAGAGCAAGCGTCCAAAGATGTTGAAGCTGCATCAAAGAAAACAAAAGATGCATTACAGACTCTTGCGTTATCGATAGGTAGTTCTGCGGTAGATTATGGCCGCGCTATGGCAACCGGCGGCGAAGGGTTAGGTAAGTATTCGGGCGCTGTCCAAGGCGCTGCTGATGCAGCCGGCAATGCTGCAACTACTATGCTTGCATCGTTTGGACCATTGGGCATAATCGTCGGTGGAGTAATTAAAGCATTTGGAATGTTAGTTGGTGCTAGCTTAAAGCAAAACGACCAACTGATGAAGTCATACAGAGAACTATCAGATGTAGGCTCAGTATCGGGTAGTTTAGAAAAACTACAATCTGACTTTAATAAAGTGGGATTAACTACAGAAGACGCAGCTAAATTTGGCTCTATGCTTAAGAAGGTGGCACCTGACTTAGCTAACTTTGGCGGAAGCGTATCTGCTGGTAAAGACAAATTAATTGGAGTTGTTCAGGGTCTTATTGGTCCCAACAATCAAATCGAAATTGCAATGGGTCGTATTGGCTACGGTGCAGAAGAAATGCGTGATGCAACTTCTGATTATATAGCCAAACAATCTAAGTTAGGATTAGCTCAAACCAAAACAACAGATCAGTTACGTGATGAATCAGTGAAGTATATGGTTACTTTACGCGAGTTAGGTGAACTTACTGGCATGAGTAGAGATGAAGCTCAGAAATTAATGGATCAGCAACAAGCTGATGCTAGATTTTCAATGGATTTGCGCCGGATGGAAATGGAAGGCAAAGGAGATGAAGCTAGACGTTTACAAGCGTACATGGCTACGTATGAAAAAACGTTTGGTAAAGAGGCTGCAGCTGGATTGATGGAACAGGTTGTCAATAAAGGTGCAATCGTAGGTGAAGCTAGTGTTAAAGCTCATATGTCAACACAAGGTAAAGCATTTGAGATGGCTGAAAAAGTAGCCAAAGGTCAAGTTACTATGCAAGAAGGATTGAGCGATACGGCGGCCGGAGTCAGACGCAATATGGATCAACTGGGGCCGTCATTCATGGTAGCTGGCAAAGGTTTAGCTACGATGACCGGAGAATATGAACAGATTAATGCTGCATACTCTATTCAGAATAAAAAGAATATTGATGTTGCTGGCAATTTAGTAGACACTCAGAAAAAAGGCGGAGACTTACTTAATAAGAATCTTACACTTGAACAGCAAACTCGTCAAGCTCGTATCATAGCAGATAAAACACTAACTGATGTAGCGGGTGCTACGATTACTGTATTTCAAAAGTTAAATGATGTTGTGTTTGGTTTAGGCAAGTCTATGGCTAAGTTTATCGACGGTCTTACTGGCACCGGTATGTTTGGAATGACAGCTACTAATTGGTCTGAATCATTTAGAGATTTAGGTGACAATGCAGCGGACATGAAAACAGCAGCAGCGGAAAAAGCGTCACTGGTTGCAGAAATCGAAACATCGAAAAAAGAAATTGCTGCAATGACAGCTAACTCATCGGATAAAGAGAAAAGCATTGCTGATATCAGAGCACAGATGCGCCAAAAAGAGCAGCAGATTTCTGACATGCAACGAGAGCAAGGAAAAATCAAAGACATAACTCTTGCCAAAGAACATGCTGCTGAAATAGCTAAAGCTAAACGATCATTAATGGATTTAAATCAGCAACTATCTGCTGGTGGTTCCAAAGCTGATACTACTGCTATCGTAGCAGAAAAGCAAAAAATGCTATTAGAGAAGCAGCAAAAATTAGCGATTGAAGAAGAAAAACTTCAGAAGCTAGCGAAAGAAAAATTAAAACTAGGATTTACTACTGGCGGGGCGGCAGGAGAAGCAGCAACTGGTAAAACAGCAGGTGGAGGCGAAGCGGCCGCACCTGCTTCGCCGGAAAAGCAAGCCGCCCGTGCACAAGCAGCGGCCGCTCTACCAGCTGCCGGCGCCGGTAGAACAGAAGAAATTCTAAATAAATTGAATTTAAAAGGCGGCCAAGGTGGCCAAGCTACTGCTGGTGGAAATGCCGATCCTGCATTGCTAGCTATAGCTGAAAAGATTCAGGAAGCGTTTCCCGGAAGTACATTCACGTCATTGAATGATGCATTCCATAAAAAAGAGCGCCCAGGCAGTAAGCATACTACTGGTAAAGCATTAGATTTTACACTTCCGGTTGGTAAAATACCAAAGAATGCAGAAGAAGCAGCCACTATTAAAGAATCACTGAGAGACTTAGGCGGATCTAAAGTCTTAGATGAATACTATGCTGACAAAAATGAAAATACTAAGGGTGGACATTTTCACGTAGAAGTAGCTAAACAAGGTGGAGCATTCAGCGGCCCCAATGCAGGTTATCCTGTCATGCTTCATGGTAAACAAGATGATCCTGAAAGTGTCTGGCCAGAAAAGAAGCTAAAAGGACTACTAGATGAAGTTCAAAAATCTAGTATTGAAGACTACAAGCGAGAAGTGTTAGCTGATATGGGATTGAATAAGACTTCATCACCTGATGCAGCACCTGCATCACAATCTAATTCTGATGGTATAGAAAGAATGATGGAAATGATGACTCAAAAATTTGATGACATGATTGCTCATTTAGACACCTCTAATAGCACTCTTAGCAACTTATTAACATACGCTAAAGCATAACAGATAAATATATACACTATGTCTTATAAAAAACGCTTTCAAGCACCTAATGTAACAGGTACCGTCAGCCCTATTTCAGGGGCTAACAGCAACCGCGGCGCTTGGAATAGCGAAACTACAGCATCTGGTAACTACAACAATAACGACTTTGGTTACAAAAACTATCAAAGTCGCTTACCAGAAGTATATACTGGTCACCCAAATCGTATTGAACGATACAACCAATATGAAATGATGGACGTTGATGCTGAAATTAACGCATGTTTGGACATCATTGCTGAGTTCAGTACCCAGAAGAATGATCAAAATGGTACACCGTTTGAAATTGAATTCAGCGAAGATCCAACACCCCATGAAGTTGAATTGATCAAAAAGCAATTGCAACAATGGTGTAAACTCAATGAGTTTGATACACGAACATTCAAAATCTTCCGCAATATTATCAAGTATGGAGATCAGATTTTCATTCGTGATCCAGAAAACTTTAAACTATACTGGGTTGATATGACCAAGTTAGTCAAGGTCATTGTTAACGAATCTGAAGGCAAGAAGCCAGAGCAATATGTTGTTAAAGACATTAACGTTAACTTACAGAATCTAAGTATCGCTGAAAAGACTACAACAGACTTTATGACGCAGCAAGGTTCAGGTGGCTATAATGCAGCTACTGCGTACAGTGTTCCAAATAGTGCTGGTAGTTCTGGCAACAGCGGCAGCAGATTTACTTTGAATATGAACGAGTCAGCAATTGATGCAAAGCACGTTGTTCACTTGAGTTTGACAGAAGGCTTAGACCGTTATTGGCCGTTTGGTCAGTCAGTACTTGAAAACATTTTCAAAGTATACAAGCAAAAAGAATTATTAGAAGATGCGATTCTTATATATCGTATCCAACGTGCTCCTGAGCGTCGAGTCTTTAAGATTGACGTTGGTAACATGCCAAGTCACATGGCTATGGCGTTCGTTGACCGTATCAAAAATGAAATTCACCAACGTAGAATTCCATCTATTCAAGGTGGACAAGCTACAATGGATGCAACATACAACCCATTAAGCATTAACGAAGATTACTTCTTCCCTGTTACTGCTGATGGCCGTGGCTCTGACGTTACTACACTACCCGGTGGTGACAACTTAGGACAGATTGATGACTTGCGCTACTTCAACAATAGGTTAGCTCGTGGACTACGAGTGCCAAGTAGCTATTTGCCGCAAGGCCCAGAAGATAGCCCGACCCCCATGAGTGATGGACGTGTTGGTACAGCAATGATTCAAGAGTTTCGTTTCAATCAATATTGTGAACGACTACAGAAGTATATCAGCCAAAAGCTAAACGATGAGTTTAAATTGTTTATGCGTTGGAGAGGATTGAACATTGATTCGTCATTATTCAATATCAAATTCAATGCACCACAAAACTTTGCAGCATATCGTCAGAGTGAACTAGATACTGCACGTGTAACCGTGTTCCAAGCAATGGAAGCATTTCCTTATATGAGTAAGCGTTTTGCTATGACTCGCTTCTTAGGATTGACTGAAGAAGAAATCGAAGAAAATCAACGTCTATGGTTTGAAGAACGTGAAGAACCAGAAGATAGTGAAGCATCAAGTAGTGACTTGCGTAGTATTGGTATCAGTTCAGGTGATTTGGAAACAGACACCGAGACTATTGAGAATACTCCAGAAGAAGGTGCTGAACAGATGCCCGGCGAGATGGCACCGGCAGTAGCCGCACCGTCTAGTATGGGTGGCGCTACAGCACCTCCTGTGTAATAATTGATAAATAATATAATGAGATTATTTGAAATGTACGCTGCGCCCAAACAAGGGTACCAAGATGCTGAAGAAGACAACAGCAAACCTAAGTGGAAGCAAGCCCGCAAATCCAAATTAACACTAAAGCAAATTCGTAAGCTACGTAAAATGAATGACGTGAGAAACTACGAAAAAGTACAGAATCTTAAGAAGATTCGTAAGCAATATACGCCAGCTCCAGCTGAAGGCGCTGCGCCAACATTATAATACTACTAAAAACGCAAAAAATGAGCACTTAATGTGCTCTTTTCTTTGATACACACTAAGTAATTATTACAAAGCCATTTATCTTATAGGAGACAAAACGATGGACAACAAAAAATTTGAAAAACT